GACGGCGAGGTCTCCGAGGAAAGTGCCTGATGGTTATCACCCGCGATTACTCTGCGGCCAGTAAGCTGGTTATCAACGTCCGTCAGCTAGGAGCGGCGGGCGATGGCGTCACCAACGACCGCGAGGCAATCCAGCGGGTCATCGACGACACCGAGGACGGGGTAGTCTACTTCCCTGCCGGGGTCTACCTGATCGGCGCTCCCGGCTTGGTCGTCCCGGCCTCGAACCTTCACCTCACTGGTGATGGCATCGGGGTCTCGACACTGCTGGCCGATGACATCAATGACCTGATCTTGGTTCAGACCTTTGATCCGCCGGGCACGGTCAGCTTCCGCAATCTGAGCTTCAAGGGTGAGGCCAAGCGTCTGGTCTCGATCCTCGCCGACGACAGCTCCATCCCGGTGGCGCGCTTCGAGGACTGCGAGTTCAACCTGCCGACAGCGGCTTGCCTCTTCACCGAGGCGGCCGGTGCGGTCAGCCTGTCCTTCTGTATCCTGAGCCGGGCTGCCCCGGCCAAGCATTTGATCGTCCAGAAGCCCCTACCCATCGACACCGAATCACACATCTACCTGACCGCGAACATCTTCATGGATGAAGCCCAAGCGATCATCGGTCAGGACAACACTCTTGGTGGGGGCGTCGGGGAGGGGGCCGTGTTCATCCACGACCCGGAATTGTAAATCATATGCCACTCAAGAAAGGCCGAAGCCGTGAAGTGATCAGCCAGAACATAGCCACCGAGGTTCGCCACGGAAAACCTCAGCAGCAGGCAATCGCTATCGCCATGAAGATGGCGGGCAAAGCAAAGAAAGATAAACGATGAGCAAGGGTAACAAGTTCACATTGTTCCAGAAGAAGGCGGGCAAGAAGAAGGCGGGCAAGAAGCCGCCATTCACGTTCGGTAAGGCGAGTCCCGCCGCCAAGAAAGCCGCCAAGGAAGGGGGCTACTGAACCCCCGATGCAGGCCCCGATCACGCTCCTCCACGAGGATCCCTCGCAGGGAACCGAGGGAACGACACCGATCCTTCTGGCCGGGACGTTCGACCGTCTCTACCGGCACACGCCGGACGGGTCGTGGGTGATGATCATGGCGTCGCACAACTGCGACGACGGGGAGCGGTACGCCTCCCGGTTCTTGGTGGCGCAACTGGCCGGGGTCTTCTTCATCGGCCACACCCGTGGGGGATTCTGGACCTACACCACCGGGGATTCGGCCGAGGACGACGGCCACGGCACGTACTCGTATGCGCGCCAAGTCGATGACCTCATCGTCCTCGGGATCGAGCAGGCCCAGTGCGTGGCCCAGCTCAAGGGCTTCTTCTTCGCGGGCAACCTGAAGGTGGACGGGGTCAATGACCCATCGCTCCTGCACTGGTCGGACTTCGAAGGCCCGGCCGCGTGGATTCCGGGGGGCGAGTCGCAGGCGGGGTACGTCTCTTTCGGCAGCGATCATATCGTCGCTCTCATGCCGATGGGCAACTCGCTCATCGTCTACTGCAACCGCTCGATCTGGATCGGTGCCTACACCGGGGATGAATCGGTCTGGGCCTTCGAACGGATCTACTCCGGGGATCAGGTGCCGTTCTACCCACGCGCCATCGCGGACGTCGGGGATGCCCACGTCTACATGGGGGCGAACACCCTCTTCATGCTGCTCCGTGGGGAGCGCCAGCCCCGGCTCCTTCCTTGGTTGGATGACCTGTCCGGGATCGTCTACCAGAGGCCACGGCCGGAACTCCTCGCCGATCTGCCCGCAGGGGTTCTCGTTCTCCCGGACAGCAAGGTTGGCCCGGAGTGCGCCAAGCCATGCATGTTCTTCGACTCGAACGATTCGATTGTCTACCTGAGCTGGCAGGACAGCACCCCGGACGCGAACCCGGAATGGACGGTCGCCTTCTCCCTCATCCACCGGACCTCGTGCGTCGTCGACCATGGGTTCACCGCCGGTTCGATGACGCGCCAGCCCGTCTCCGGGGAACGGATGACCTACCGGAAGTGGATCTTCGACGAACTCGCCTGTCCGGCGCACCCCGCGATCAACGAGCATGATCCCTTTGCATCCCTGTCGCCTCCGGAGAATCCGCCCGACCACATCTATAACGACACGGAGGATCCCTCGTTACCTCCATCGCCTGATTCGTGGTGTTCCCGTCTGGCGGGTACATGCCTGACGGTTTGCCCGCCCTGCCATGGCCCTTCACGTTTGATCATGGCCTCGTCCGAAGACTATGCGATCAAGGAGTTTGCGTGGGAATTTGACCGCCGGGAAATGATAGCGGGAATCGAGGCTTCGGGTGACTGGAACAATATCCCCACCGATCCGCAGAAGTTCCCGGACGAGGCGGAGGGTGCGAACCCGGCATCGGAAGCCGTCTACGATCTGCGCAACTACGCGACCCTCTTCCAGTCGGACATGATCCTCGGGCGGGAATATAACACCGCCCTCGGGACCATCGAGCCAGCCCTCACCCGGCTCGACCATGAAGCCACCGACGAGACAGCGGCCATGCCTTGGACCTTCCATGGTCAGGGTGCGGCTGCGGCCTCGGCGCGGTGCAGCGACTGGAGTGAGGACTTCACCGACGATTTCAACTGCGTGCCCGCGAACGTGGCCCGCAAGAGTTACCTCCTCGGCGAGGAGAACCCCGTGCTCCAACTGGACGTGGAGGGGCACTATGTCGGATTCCGATTCTGGTGCGGCGGCCCGGAGAATATCGGCCCGGTCGCCTTCATCGGGTACAGCTTCTACACCAGTGATCCCACGTCCCTGAAGTAACCTTTCTCCCCCTGACCCTATGGGATTCGAAGATACGCTTTTCGGTAAGACTACGACGAAACCAATAAGGATTTCGGACCCCCTCCAGAAGTCCATCGACACGACCTCCGGGGCTTCACTGGACCGTTATCGGAAGCGAAGTGGGGGCATTCTCGACGACTATGCCGGACTCACTAGTCGGACCTTACCTAAGGTGGAAGCTTCCATCGGGGAGGGGGAAAAGGACATCGCGGCCGGGTCGCGGATGCTCAAGGAATTCAACCCGATGGCGGCCTATGAGCGGGTGCGATCAGGCAACCTCGGTGCCCTCACCGGCCTGACCGATATGCTCTCCGGCGTGGGCCGCAGGCAGGAGGCGGCAGCTTCGGCGCGGCTGGGTCTGGCCGGTCGGCCACGATCCTCGGCGCGGGATATCCTGCGATCTTCCGGGCTGGCCGCCGGGTTTGCTCCCGTGGCCGGGCAGATCTTCTCCGGGCTCGGCCGGGATACCGGCATCCTCGGGCGGCAGGTTTCCGAGCAGGCCGGTGGGCTTAAGGACATGGCGATGTCACGGCCGCAGCTCTACAACCAGCTCCTGAAGATGGGGCTGGCCCCGCTCGAAGCTGAGCAGCTCGCCCTTCAGGGAGAGGTCGGTGCCTTGGGCGGTCTCGCCGACGCGGTGAAGAAGAACTTCGCCGGGATGGATGTGACGAAGAAGCGGGGGATCTTCGATTACCTGACCGATAGCACGGGCGCAATCGCCGGAGCCGCCGGGAACCTCTCTGACGCCGCCGGTTCCGTGGGTGGTCTCGTGAGTGGTGGCAGCTTCCTCGGTGGCGCAATCTCACCCGTCATGGGGGCAATGGGTGGAGCGGGTAACTTCATGGGCGGGATGGGCAACATGGCAGGCGGGATGGGCGGCCTCATGGGTTCGATCACGAATCCGAACATGGCCGCGATGGGAAGGTGGGGTGGGTACAACCCGGCTTCCTATGGCATGGGCAGACCCGGTGCCGTCGACGTCAACCGGATGACCCCGGCTCAGATGGCGGCCTTCGAACAGGCCCAGATGTACGGCCGATCAAACGTCCCCGCCGGTTCAACTTGGGAGTAAACATATGGCGTTCCTAGATGCGATCCACGGCAGGATAATTGATCCGGAGCGCGACTCCCGGCACGTCTTGGAGCAGGCGCTAAGCGAGCGCCGCCAGATCATCGCCAACCGCAGGCTGGCCGAGATGGAGGCGATGCAGCGGGCGGCCGAACTGGCGGCCGAGAAGGAGGCGCAGGCCGCAGAGCAGGCCGAGGCGATCAAGTACCGCGAGGCTCAGGAGCGGATGCATGGCGAGTCCCTGAAGTCTCAGGCCGCCTTGCAGGACAAGATCGGCGAGCAGGAGTTCAAGCGCCAGAAGGCGAGCACCCTGTACGGGGAGAGGTTGACTGCTCGTCGCCGCAAGGAGGATCTCGTCTCCAACCGCGCTCAGGTTGAGGGGTATGCCAAGGCCCATAACGCGCAGCTTGAGAGGCTCAAGGCCCAGCGTAAGGCGGCGACCAAGCCGGAGGACATTCAGGCGCTCGACGCCAAGATCCTGAACTACGGTGGGAATCTCCCCGCCTCGATCCGGCAGTATGTGGATTTGAATCCTGACGGTTCTGTCATTTTCAAGGGGGACGAGTTCGACCGGCTGATCAAGTCGGAGGACGACTACATCAAGATGCTTTCGGTGGAGGAGTCTGGGGCACCGGCTGCTCAGGCTCTTCCTCCGGGTACGGGCGCGGCGATTGCGGGCGGTCCAACTGCGGCGAATTGGTTGGCTGGGATGCCAAGCTTCGGTGGCCCAGTGTCACGGAAGTCGGGTGGGGTCCGGCAGTCAGCAGTTGTCGCAGCAGCTCCCCCGGTCGTCGCGCCCAACCCACCGGGGGGTGGGGGTGGCAGAGGTATTGGTCCAGCCCTTGCACCGGGTCGGCCTACAGTCGCTACACCACCTTTTGCAGGTGCAGGAATTCCATTGTCGATCAGGGCAGGGCAGGCGCTTGGCCCCATGTTCGACGGAAGTTCCCGTGTTCCCATGATGGTCAGGGCGGGGCAGGCAGCCGCGAACTTCTTTGGTCGCCCATCAGCCCCACCTGCCGGTCCGATGTATGGACCAGAGGCCCCACCTGCCGGTCCGATGTACGGTCCAGAGGCTCCCCCTGCCGGTCCGATGTACGGCCCTGAGGTTCCGATCACCGACAGCGATCACATGGCCTATGGTGGCGGTGGGGACTTCGGTGGCGGAGGTGGCCTCGGTTCCTCGCTCGGCATCGCACCCACCATGCCGGGTAGCGGGATCCTCCGACCCCCTGCGCCAGTTAACCGTGGCCCGGCTTACATCGGCGCTGGCGGGACGGGGATGTTTGGTGCTCCGAACTATGACGCCATGGAGCAGCAGCGCATGCAGCGGGAAGCGGAACAGCGGGCGGCTTTGGAAGCCTCAGGCTACGACATTGTTGGCTACGAGTAGGAACCCATATGCCTATCGTCACCGTCCGGGAGCGTTCCACTGGAACCCCCTTCGACATCGAGGTTGCCTCAACGGCTCAACTCACCCCGCAGTTCATCAACGCGAGCATCGCCCGGCAGCGGGAGAGTCAGGAGATCGAGCGCCGGGCGCGGGAGTCGGCCATCTCCAGATCCGTCGGGGCATCACCAGAGGAACGGGCCTCAGCGGTCAGGCAATATATTCCGCCAGTCCCGAGCATCCCTGCCTTGGTCGCGTCGGACACGATGTCGACCTTGTCGTCGACGGTTCCCAACCTCGTCGAGTCCGGGGCCGCCGCATACCAGATCGGTTCACCCATGGCGGCTGCGGCCTATGCCCGGCACGCCTACGAGTCAGCGCGGGCGGGTCGCGCACCGATGAACCCGGCGTCCTTCGCTGCCCAGATGGCGGAGTCGGCACGGTTCAGTCCCACGGTGCAGGCGGCCAAGGATTGGCGTGGGGACATGGCCAAATACTGGACGGCCGAAGGGGCTGAGCAGTATCCGGAACTGGCCGAGATGGTTAAACCCATCGGCACCTCCATCGGGTCGGCCCTTCAGTTCGCGGCCACGATGCCAACTGGGGTGGCCGGGTTGGTCGGCATGGGCGCAGGCCAGACCTTCGGTCCACGGTTCTCGGAACTCCGCGAGCAGGGGGTCTCCCCGGAGAGGTCGCTTGCTCAGGCCGGGATCGAGTCCGGTCTCGAAGCCGCATCGGAGTACGCCCTCGGTGCGCCGGGCAAGGCCCTCCGTACCATCGGTGCGCGCCGGGCGGCGACGACCGCCCTCCGTGATGCCGAGCGCCTCGGGGCCAGCACGGTCGAGGAACTGGCGGCCATGCGCCGGGCGGTCAGGGAAGGGGCTCCGCCCGTGATCGGCGAGACGCCACGGATGGCGTCACTCCGGCAGGCCGTCGAGCGCGAGGCCGCGCAGCCGCCACGGATTCCGACCACCACGTGGGAGAAGGCGTCGGCTCGGGTGAGGACGGTCAATGACGACGTAAAGAACTACCTCAAGCCGATCTTGGAATCCGCCTCTGGCGAACTCGGGATCAGCATGTTGAGCGAGGGGGTGGAGGAAAATATCTCCGGCATCCTCGGCGATCTGTCCGCCGTGTACCTGACCGGGGCGGATCCGAATGCCCTCAAGGACTTTGCCAAGAAGAGGCTTCAGGAGTTTGTCGGCGGTGCCATCGGTGGAGCGGTCTTCGGTGCGGCGTCGGTTCCCGGCCAGCGCGCTACGCGCCGGGCGATTGAAGAACGCAAGACGCGCATCGCTGAGATCCGTGCCGCGATCACGCAGGTTCAGGACGAGCGCGAGCGCCGTCGCCTTGCCGCGCAGGTGGCGGCAGAGGAGGCACAACTGCGCAGGGATGAGGCCGCGCAGCCACCTGTGGCCGCTGGCCCGGTGGCGACCGGCACAGGGGCACCGACCGGCAACGTGCCCAGTGTCCGGATCCCGACTGGTCAACCTCCGATTGCGGTCGGGCCGGTGGCGGCTGGCCCGGTGCAGACGGGTGGCATCGGTCCCGCACTAGCGGGAGAACCGCTAGCGACACCAGAGGAGGACATCGGGGAGAGGAATAAGAGGCGGGATGCGGCTGCCTTGGCGAGGTGGGGACAGCTTGAGGCGGAATACAAGGCAAGGGCCGCAGCTCAGGGAGACACCCCTCAAGCGGAGGTTCAAAGCAAGGGTAGCTGGATGCCAACCTACGAGCAGTGGTTGGCGGGTAGTCATCCGTGGATCTCCAAGGCGAAACTCGGGGATCCCATGAATCCTGCTGTGGTAACTCCGGCTGCGGCCGGACCATCGGCTGGCCTTGGTACCGCACTAGCGGGAGAATCGCTAGCGACTCCAGCGGCAACACCGCCAGTAGCGACCCCGGCAGCGACACCAGCGCAGTTCACCCCGCCAGTACCGGGCACGAAGATCACGGTCATGATGGCAGATGGATCCCCTCGCGTGGTGACCTATCTAAGGCCCGAAGGCCAGAATCCCAACCTGTCGATTGTTACTTGGCCGGATGGTAGCGAGGTTTACGTCGACAACGGGAGCATTGTTCCAGCAGCGGCGACCCCGGCGGCAGCGACTCCCAAGCGCCGGATGCTCCCGGCTCCGAGGTACACGGACGGGGGGCGCAGGTTGCCGGGTAAGCCGATAACTCCAGCTCGTCGGATGCTCCCGGCTCCGAGGTACACGGACGAAGGTCCGGGTAGGCCAACGGGCAAGCGGGTAGTTCGGAAAGCTGGCCCAGCAGCTCCAGTCGATGAAGGCGAAGGTGAACTCGGAGACGCCTTGGATTCTGACCTGTATTTTATTCAGCAGATGAAGATGGCAAACCATGGCGAGGCCGAGATTCGCAAGTTTGCCGAGGAGGTGAAGGGGAGGTTGCCCCAAGTCAAAAAGCAGGAAGTCGATGCGTTTGTAAATGGGTTATACCCACCCAAGGCCGCCGCCACGAAGCGCAAGCGGAAGATGGCACCGGCCAAGCCCGCCGCGCCAGCCGCAGCGGCCGAGGCTCCGGGTAAAAAAAAAGAGGAGCTGAGCGAAGCCGAGCGTTGGCTGGCTGAGGGGAATAAGATCGTCGCCTCCGTAGGGTTGCCGGTTGCCGATAAGTCTCTGGCCAAGAAGCTGGCCGCGCAGGAGAAGGCCATCGCCCGGAACAAGGCCAAGGCAGAGAAGGGGGAGGGGCCTCTCGCCGCAGCAGCTCAGGAAGAACCGGCTCCATCAGGGGGCCTTTCCAACCTTGGAGAAGCCTTCGATCAGGCGGTGGCCAAGGATGCCGCCAAGCAGGCCGAGGCGCTCAACCCGAGGGCGACACCGCCGGAGCCGGGGGAGAAGCCCAAGCCTTACCAGAAGCCGCCTCCGAATCCGAACAAGGAGGGGGGTGTGCGCCTCTTTGACTTCATGGACAAGGACCAGATCACGGCCCTTATCCAATCGCGGACCGGATTCCTTCTGGCCTTCGCCAAGCAGACCGGGGCCTACACGGTTGACGACTACCTCAAGGGGTTAAAGCAGCTCATCGACATGGCGAAGAAGGAGGGCGCTCCGGGTGAGTACGGCCTCCGGGATGACTACATCGCCATCGCTCTGGCCGCGCACGAGAACTCGATCAAGAAGTTCAAGGAGGCCGGGACCGGCGGACTCAGGCGCGACTCGATAAAGAAGATCAGCGAGACCATCGGCTACTGGCTGGCCACCGATGCCGACCTTCTGCCGACGGCCTTGCAGATCAACATGCGGGACAACGTGCCACTGTGGCAGCGGCACCGTCTGGACCGGATGGCGGCCGAGCAGAAAGAGGATCAGCGGTATCCATATGACCCGCGCTTCGGTGCTCCACGTGGAACATCCGACGAGGAGAAGGAGGAGATGGAGAAGGCGATGCATCTCCAGCCTTCGGAGTGGCCACTGGCCCGGCCGTTCCACGGCATCCCTGCCCCATGGGAGGATCCGCAACGCTGGTTCGATGACATCCTCCGGTACTCCCGGAACGGCAACAAGGAGATGCAGCAGACGGCCCGCTGGGTATTCGTCACCTTCAACGAAGGGCCGGAGACGGGCCGGGTCTACCTGCTCCCGGTGTACCGCACCGACGATACCAAGAAGAGGGTCGATCAGCGGGTGATGATTGGCGATCCATTCGCCAAGCGGGAAGGTAAGTCGAACACCCGCAAGAGCATCGACAAGTGGATGGGGAAGTACCGTTGGAACAAGCCGGAGTTCTTGGGCACCATGCGGATCCCGACGGCCCGCGCCGAGGAGTGGCTCGATCCGATGGAATGGCCGATGCTCAAGTTTCTGGAGTTCGCCGATCACATCGGAAACCTCCAGAAGCAGTGGATTGAGGACGCCTTTTCGGAACCCGCGCTATACACGGAGACCACCACCAAGGTGTCCCGGCGCAAGGACGAGGGAGTCTACATCGCCAACGAGGACGCCACCGCAGAGATGGAGGCGGAGGCCAATGCTCAGGAGCGTGACCGGCTTGAGGCTGAGACCGCCGGGGTGGTTGAGGCTGGCGAAACCACTGGCCGGATCGAATCCCAGATGGAGATCAGCCGTGCGCGGGCTGAACTCGAAGCTACGACCACGAAGGAGGAGCGCGAGGCCATCGCAAGAGAGGAGGGGATTCCCCTTCGCCAGCTCGAAGCCGAGATGGAGCGGGATATCACCATGGCCGACGTCGCCCGTGGCGTCGTCAACTCCATCGTCGAGCAGGTGGATACGCCCGACATGCCGACGGATCGGGAGGGCGTAGCCGGGTGGGCGCGGCAGGTGATGCGCGATCTTCTCTTCGGCGGGAAGACCGGCACCGAGGTGACGAGCGACATGAAGGAGGTGGTTCGTGCCCTCCATGATGCCGTCGCGGAATGGGCCGAGGCTGAACAGATCGGGGGAGGCGCGCTCAAGATTGTCAAAGGAGTCCCGGTCAACGTCTACACCGACCCAGAAGCTTTCAAGGAATGGCTGGTAGAACAGATCGGCGACGCAGCTACTGACGCTTACAATGAAGCAGCAAAATCCGAACTCCTCAGGGAAGGTGCTAAGCCCGGCGAACGTGCAAGCCAAAGGGGTATTGCTGAACGCTTTAAGCCGGGTCTTGAAAAAGGCGTCACCCGGCGACTCTTCCCGGCTGTCGGGTATCGCCGCCGACGTGGGCAAGGCAGGAGATTATCTCCTCGCGAAGCGTACCGGCAACTGAGCGAGGAGAAGGGCAAGGCGTTAGAGCGCGCTGTGTCCCGGCGCGGGCGGCTCTTCCCGTGGATGATCCCGTGGATGGACCGGATGAGGCTTCTTCCCTCCCGCGTCCGTGCCAAGGAAACCGCAGCCGAACGTATCGAGGAACTGCGGCGGATGCGGATGGAGGCACGGCGTGAGGAGGAGAAGGTGCGTCGTGGCCGGTATCCGAAGAAGGAAGCCAAGAGCCACGATCTGGAACCTTGGGAACTGGAGTTCACATGGGAGAAATCCAGCTTGGTCCCGCTCACGATTGCGGAGTCGCAGCGTCTGGTTGAGGGGGAACTATCGACACTGCCTCAGCCCCTGCTGGTCAATGCCACGCGGGATCTGTCCGCGACCACCCACATGACCAGCCCGGAGCACCCGATGGGGGTGACTCCCAGCAGCGGAGCACCAATCTCGGCGTGGAGGGCGTACCGCAAGTGGCGCGAGAAACATCTCAAGCTTGGGCGCAAGGGCCTTGAGGCTGTGCCGCTTCTGCCTGCGGCCAAGGGCTTGCGGTCTGGGCGGTGGCAGATGATCCGCCACCCCAAAATCCAGACCCTTGTTATTCGCCGGTCAGCTTTGGGGAATCTCCAGCAACACCTGTCCCCCGAGGCCACGGTCAAGGTGGTCAGGAAGGTGGGCACCGACGAAGTCCTCCGCATCAATGATCCCACGGGAATCCCCTACTGGGTCATGCCGAGGTCGGCCCTCGCCGAGCATGTCCTTGATCGGGAAGGCGAGATCACGGATCGGTGGAAGGGCGTTATCCGTCCGGATCCTCGCGGGATCATGGAGCGGCAGCAGGTTTCGTTGAACAAGGAGGCACCGAAGTTCACCGGGACGGTGCAGCCGGTCTACCTCGCCACGTTCTTTGATCCGGAGTTGCTCACCGATCCGACCAAGCCTGCCCTGAAGCAGGAGACTACCGAGGTGGCCGCGCTCAACACCGTCGTCAGCGAGAGAAAGAAGGCTGAAGAGCTGAAGAGGAAGGGGGTCAAGTTGGCCCCGGAGGCTTTCATCACCCACATCTGGGAGGAGCCGACCACCGTCCGAACCGAGGTCATCACCGAGGAGGGGGAGAGGAAGGTCAAGAAGGAGAAGTTCCTCAGGGGTGAGAAGGTCACCCGCAGCGAACTCATCAAGGCCAAGCTCAATGCGCTCGCCGCTCCGTGGGCGTCGCCATGGGACTGGAAGATGCATGAGTGGGACACCTACTTCCGCTGGGTCTACGGCGACGTCTTGGGCAAGAAGAAGACCGAGGAGCATGAGGAGTACATGCAGGCCATGCTCTCCACGCAGGCGGGCAAGTTCGACTACACCTATGAGACCAGCGTCCTGACCGAGCCGGAGGCGTATCGCTACTGGTCAACCATCGAAAAGAACGAGAACGAGGCGCGCTCGATTCTCATGAGTGTAGCCGCCCGCATCGGTATCCCGATTGCCGAGGCGGACAAGCTGGAGACCTTCGCCTACGGGAACGGCGGCCGTCTCGTGTCCTTGGAGGAACGCTTCGAGTCACAGGTCGAGTCCGGCCAGATGAAGGAAGGCGACTGGATCTCCTACCCGGTGCGCCAGCGGATCAGCCAAAGCGAGAGCGAGGTTACCAAGCAGCTCAGGATGGCAGCCGCGCTGCGATCCAAGACCGAGGTGACGGAGGAGGAGCAGAGGCGGCGGACCCCGCTGGAGGACGCGATCAAGAGGCTGGCCATCGACGACATCCCGAAGACCGTGGATGCCCTCGTCCAGCGGATGGATGTTCACCTTGAGGCATCACGCGCAGCCCTGCGCGAGGCGCTCGTGGACCTCAAGTTACTCGGGCTGGATGAGGTTCGGCTATCCGATGACCCCACGGCCAAGGCGATGGTGCTCTCGGTCGAAGGGGATAAGACGATCCTTACCCTTAATCGCGACAAGGTTGATCACCTCGATTCACCCAAGGTGCGGGCGATGCTCGACGAGGAGGTCAAACATATGGCGCTGGTGGCCTTCCTCAGGGATGACCTTCATCTCAAGCCGGGCTCCCTCCAGCACAAGATCAGCCGTCACCTCCGGGAACTCCGCACACTTATCCCGGCGGACAAGCTCTCCGCCTTGGAGAAGGGGATGGAAGAGGCGTACCCCGGACTGGTCACCCCGGCCGCATGGATGATGGAACTCCTGCGGATGGCGTCGAAGCGGCCGGTCGGCGGCGGCGTCGGGCTCACCGAGGAAGTCACCTTCATCGGGACGATCAAGGAGAACCTCATCACCTTCTTCCGCCGGTTCCAGTCATGGCTGCACCGGGCATTCGCGGACAAGTACACCGATCCGAAGACGGGGGTCACCGAGCACTTCATGCCCGAGGCCATCGTCAGGCTGCGGGATCAGGTCGACAACCTCTTGGAGTGGACGGAGACCCAGCGCCGGGCAAGCGATGCCACCAAGGTGGCGGCACCCGGATTCGTCGACGAGGTGAAGGAGGGCAAGCCCAGCGTCCTCACGGCCGGGAAGACCGAGGTGTCGGCGGCGGCACAGGAGGCGGCACAGCGGCTCCAGTCCACGGTCTTCAACAAGGATCAGTACGACAAGTTCAAGGCGTCCTCGAACGTCGGTCCGCTCGGCCAGCGGATCTTGGAGGAGCATACGCGGGCGCAGGGATTGATGGTCGACCCGGCGGTGACGACCATGATCAACGACCTTGAGGCACGGGCCACGGCCGCGCCGCCACCCAAGGGCACACCACTGGCTACCCGCCGGGCGATGGCCAAGGACCGGAGGAGAGCCCGCATGACCTTGGCGGGATTGGGTACGGGCCACACCCTGCGCAGCCTTGCCGAGGCGAGGAACATCGCGACGGCAACGCCACCCCCGACCGGGACCAAGCTCTCGGCTTGGGAGCGCGTCCTCGCCGGGACGGTCAAGGCGACGGAGCTATCCGATGATGAGATTGCCGAGATCATTCACGCCTCCGCCGGTGTCACGGCCGCGCACGAGCGGCTCATGGCCGACCTCAATGGGGCCAAGACCTCGTTAGAGAATCTCACCCAAGCGGAGGCCGACGCCCTCAGCGAGTTGCAGACCTTCCTCAAGGGAGCGACCGAGGATCAGTACCGGCAGCGCGTGTCCAACCGCATCGACGGCATCCGCGATTCCCTCGTCGACCTCGTTCGGCTCAAGGCCCGGACGGGTACGAAGGTGGCGAGCACCGCATTCGATCCCATCGACTGGGATTCAACCGGGATGGCCGAGGACAAGCGGGCACTGGAAGGGGCAGCGAGTCTCTTGGGACAGGCCCAATCCCTCTCCGACCTCAAGGCGTTGTTCAACGCTCTGGCAGCGGATCCAAGGCTGGACCCAGCCAGTATTCAGGCAGCCTTCAACGGGCTTATCCCAACGACGCACGACTTCTTTGATCACATCTCCAAGACCGGGATCTTGGCGGACGTCATCACCAAGACGGGCCTCACGAAGTCGGCGGCCGTGGCGATGGCGACGACATCACTGGCGGGTGGGCTGCCTCCGCTTCAGGCATGGAGTCCGGGGTACTCGATCATCCTCGATCTTCAGGAACTGGCCTCCAACTTCGCCGTGGACAAGGCGGAGATGCAGGCGTTGGCCACGGTCCTTGATCCACTGTCGAAGAAGAACCCGGACAAGTTCTCGGTGCGCCGGGCGCTCAATAACTTCCGGATGGTGGCCACCAATTCCGGCAAGAAGCTGGAGCGGTTGCGCCGGTTGAGTAAGGCGTCCGAGGTAGCGGCCCTGAGGAGGGAAGCCACCGACGATGCGATCAAGATGATGGAGTCCGTCGCCGCCTCGAAGGACTACCGGGCAGCGGTCAATCAGGCGGTCGCCCTCATCCACCGCCGGGCCAACGACATCATCCGGATGAAGGAACCCCACAAGGGTGAACCCTTCGGCAGCGTCACGTTGGTCATGCCCCTCATGGAGCGGAAGGATCCGGCGACTGGCCAGACGATTGAGGACCGGGAGGTGCGCAACTTCTCGATCTCCGTGATGAAGTTCCCGACCGAGAAGGCTCGGGTGGATATCATTCAGGCGATCACGGACATTACCAACTGGATCACGGCCAACTACAACACGGCCGACCCGGTCGTTCTCCAGAGTTACGAGCAGGTGATCCGGGAACTCTCCGTGTTCCTCGATCCGCAGAACGCGATCTCGAATCACACCATCGACGAGGCGGGTCTCTTCTGGCAGGGGGCCAAGGGGCTTATCAATCTCGACTTCATCCGGGAAATTCTCAACCCGGTCCTCAAGGATGTTGAGGATTCCATCAAGGGGTTTGGCAGGCACGTCTACAGCAAGGCGATGGTGGCCTACGTCAACTGGGGGATCCACGAGCAGGGCCTCAAGCGCAAGCAGGGGATTGTCTTCGAGAAGATATTCAAGGCGATGGAGGGCCATAAGCTGCACGTCGAGCCCGAGATCTGGGGTGACCTGATCCGGAACATGCGCAATCCGCAGGCGAGGATGCAGGCAGACCGGGATGCGTACCGCTGGCTCGTCACCGAGGTAATCCTCGATTCGTATCAGGAGGCATACGATGACCCGGTTGTGGCGGGGGACAGGCTGTACGACGCGGGTCGGCACATCTCCCCGACGGGCTGGATCACGGTGAGTCCCGCCGATATCGCCGCCGCCCATGCGCAGGCCGCTTACGAGCGCGGGATTGGCAAGCAGGTCTCCGGCCAGACCGGGGAATTGACGACGGAGACGGCCGACCTCTTGGAGGTGCACGAGATGGCACCGGGCAAGGCCGAGGCATACAAGGAGCGCAAGCGTCTGGCCTTTGGTGGCGGGCCGATGATCATGTCCCGGTCCCTCGTGGTTCCGGAGCGTCTGGGCATGCTCCTCGAAGACTTCCGCAAGGCGAGGCAGGGGCAGCAGCAGAGGCGCGACGACAAGAACAAGCGCACGATGGTTGCGGATCCGACCGGGTTCCGTGCGGACTATATCAACAATGTCCTCCGCCATACCGATGAGGCGACGAAGCCACTGACCTTCCAGCATCTGGTCCACTCATTCATCATGACCTCGAACCCGAGATACCGCGCTCGGGTGAACTCACAACTCATGGGGGCCAACGCCGGGTTCGGGATGGAGGATTACTACAATGAACTCAGGAGGGATCTGAAGAAGGGCAAGAAGACGGTGACCTCGTTCAACGAGATCATCGACGACCTGACCGCCCGCGTCGTCGCATCGGGCAAGGCCACGGGGACACCGGCCGAGATCCGGCAGGAGATCGAGAACGAGTACGCGGACAAGCTCCTCTTGGCGCAGGAGAAGATGGACGACTTCGACATGCAGCGGCAGTCCAAGTCCAGCACATCGACGGATACCAAGAGCAGCTTCATTACCCCGCGTGGAGATATGGAAGCCCCGTCGGGCTTCTACGAGTACGGACTCACATCGCATCAGGCGATGAACACCCTGCACGGTGTTGTCCTGAATCATCACTCGACGAACCTCGCCAAGGCGATGTCGGTGATCGACGCGGTGGTCGTCGCCCAGATTTCCGAGGCGAACAAGGCGGTCGGTACTCCGGGTGGGAAGGCCGACACACTCGTGCAGAAGAAGTTTCAGGAGGAGACGGCACTCAATCTCGAAGAGCTGGAGCGGATTCACAAGATCATGCACCAGTCGGTCGCGTTGATGGAGGAATTTGCCAAGGCTTCACTCGATCCAGAGCAGCACATCCACGATACGTTTCGCTGGGGTTCCATGCTTGGCGTGGCACCCTTGGTTTCCGGCCTGTGGAATAGCCTGTCCGTAATTAAGGACACGGTACTCACCCTGACCACGGGCATCTACCGCCAGCAGAAGCTTCTCTGGAGCCACGTCATCTTCCCGCTGTGCACGGCCAAGGCGGTGGCGCGGTGGATGAAGAACGCCGCCAAGATCACGGTCTACCATCTGAGCAACACCCGCGCTGGGAGGACGAAGTGGCTGCGCGCCATGCTCCGGCACATCCCGATCCTTGCCCCGGCCTACCACAAGTCGGTCAGTGCAATCGTCGAGATGAGCGACCGGGGCATCATCCGTGGGATGACGCTCTACGATGAGCGCCTTCTCCAGAAGACCTCGGGAAACATATGGGCTGTGACCGGGGCCTTGGAGTACGAGCGCGGCCAGTCCGGATTCTTCAAGGGCGTCGAACGCTGGATCAGCACGGCGATCACCCGCGTGCCGTTCGGCAAGGCTGTAATCTGGGCCACGAGGGAAAGCCGGACCATCGCCGAGGACATCAACAACATGACCTTCGCGGACACGGCCGTCGCCGATCTGCGCAGGCTCAAGCAGAAGGCGTTGCGCGCACTCGACCAGCGGAAGAAGAAGGGGGTGTGGACCGACGATCCCTTGGACCCGCTCTACCCATTCACCGAGAAGGAACTCGGGATGAACCGGGCGAATGTCCGGATGGCCCGGCGCTGGCTGACCGGCGGTGGATCCTTGGAGTCGGTGATGATCAACCTCTACAACCAGACCATCGCCACGGGCAAGTCGATGGAGGAGGCGGTCCAGACCGAGCTGCCGAAACCTGCGATTACCGCATGGATGAACAACTACCTGACCGAGAGTCAGGTCCAGACCCTGCGGGAACGTCCACCCGTGGCGTTCATCAAGGGATGGAAGGGCAAGGTGGCCCGGTCGTTCGCCGCCCTCAAGGTGTGGAACAGTGCGAACTTCTACAGCATCGTCACCGGGGAAATCTTCAAGATGCCCCGGCACAAGATGCCGTGGTACTACCGCTACCCGAGGGAGATTGCGAACATCCTTGGCCTCCTCTTCCTGCTGCTCGGCAGCGGAGCCATCGGTACGCTCGGGGTTTCGTGGGGCTTGGGGGCCTTGGGGTTGCGCACTCCGGGGTGGACCGTCGAGAACTTCATTCGGAACCCGGACCTTCGCACCGGGCTGATCGTCTTCACGGGTGCGCTACTCGCCTCGATCCCGCTCGGGCAATTCTACGATGACCTCTTCGCCGGGTTCGGCGAAGGCACGCTGGAGATTGGTGCCTTCTCGCCCGTGCTGGGCTTCTTGGCCGATGCCGTCTATGCCTTCAAGGCGATCATTGGTGGAGCGGACTTCACCGATATCAAGGCGACCAAGGATGTCATCATGACGCAGACGGGGAAGTTCCTTGCCCGTCGTCTGCCCATCGTTGGTGTCCTCTGGAACCTGAACGACCCGGCGCACCGTGAGTACCGGGAGGCAGCCGCCTCGATCCGCGCCATGTCCGCGCCTCCGGGCATAGTCGGCACGCTCGTCGAAGCCATCCCCGGCATCGACTACGGTACCAAGATTGCGCATCGCCCCTTCGGTCAGGTGTCCCAGAACCCGGCTTCCGACAACGTGGAGCGGGCGATCAAGTGGGGGATTGAGTACGAGCGGACCGGCGACCCCGAGGCCAAGCGCAAGTCGGAGGAGGAGAAGGCCGAGGGGATCCGCCAGCTCATGCACAAGAAGGGGATCGACCAGTCGGCGGCGGCGAAGCGGGTCAACCAAGCGGTGGCCTCCCGATCCGTCTGGCGAATGTATGACAACGTGCCCGAGGAGGATGAGAAGGAGGACACGCTGAAGCGGCTGACGCCGAAGCAATTTACGGCGGTACAGCACCGGGAGGCGGCGATTAAAGCCCTCTCCAAGGGCGGAGGCAGTGGCCGTGCCGCAAGCTGGGGTGGAGGCGGGGGTGGCGGAGGCGGAGGTGGGATCCGCCTCGCCAAGTCGTCATCCGCTAGCGGAAAATCCGCTAAGCTGCCAGCCGTTCGAGCACTGCGTCGTGCACCCGCTGTCGCAGTTCCAAAGCTTCAAGGTGGCCGCCAAGCGTCACGTCGCTCCTTGCTCGGAAGACGAGGGGCCGGACGACGCCGTTCCGCTTCCGACCGTGGACTCTTACGTTATGCGGTGGGCCGATCACGGGGACGGAAGATGCGCCCGGCGGCTTTCGCATAGGTTCCGCGAGGATCCTACGTTGTTCATCTAGCCACTTGATCATATGCCCCTTAACTAGGGGAATATATGTCAAGAGTCAATGAGCACTTCACTGAATTTATGGTGAGGAAAAGTGGGGCGGTCTTCGGCATTGGCGGGGAGCGTTACCCCGGTTGCCGCCCCTTCAACCGAGGCTGAGGGATGGATCCCTTGGCCCTATTAAACCAAGGGCAGGCCCCTCCCCTGTTGCAATGCTCAGGTCCATGCCGAAGTCGCACCTGATCCCCGCCCGTGAAGCAACACACGGGAGACCGGCGGCAGTGGGGCAGCGAGCATGCCGGTAAATCATTCTACTCTATCTCCGGAGGAAGGGGCATCGGCAAAGCGACGCCGTCCTGAAGCGTGTCGAGGCGCAGGAGTTTGTCCCGGATCGTCCGCATCAGGTGTTCCTCGATGGTGTCGGCCGCGAAGACGAAGCGCACGTTGGCCAAGCTCTTGCCGCCAGCCCGGTGGATCCTCCCTTGCGCCTGCCTGATCTGGCGCGACGAGTGCGTCGGGAAGAGTAACTCCGTGCGCGGCCGTTGCCCGGTCAGGTCTTGAAGGTTGATGGACTCCGAGCCGCACCCGTAGGTGGCGACGAGCCGGTGGGTCGCCTGATCCTGAAAGGCTTGGATGTGCTTCTGGATATCCGACTCCTTCATCCCTCCGATCATGAGACCAACCTCGCCCTTCGAGCTGAAGTTGAGTGCCGACCATAGCTTGATCGCCGTCTCCCGGTAGTTGACGAAGATGACGGCCGCACCTCCGTCATCCTCGATGTCCTCGACCATGCTGACCGTGGCCGGGATCTTGAGCAGCTCGATCTTCTGGCGCATCCGGATCACGATCTCGGCCGCACTCGTGGCGGAGATGATCTTGGCCGTGTACTCACCCAAGGCTTCCTCGATTTCCTTGTACGCCTTGGCGATTTCCTCCGTGGCGTCGGAGCAGTCCATCGTCTCGACGTCGATGAGGATGTCCGGGAAACCGGGGATCTCATCCTTCTTCACCCGCACCCCTCTGCCCGCCTTGAAGATCATGTCGTGGATCCGTGCCGTGTGCCGCCCCGATGGATCCCTGAACTCCATCCCGTTCCACTGGTTGCGCTGGCACCCGTTGCACATGAGCCACGGCCAGTAGGCACGAGTCGTTGGTACAAGCCCGAGCACGTAGCTCAGGGCGAACATCCTTAGCGGCGTATCCGCTACCGTGGCGGACAGCCCGAGGACGGAGTGGCCGTTGCGCTTGGCCGATATCATGATCCACGAGTTCTGCGTCTTGAATCCCCCGGCCTTGTGAACCTCGTCGAAGACCACGAGGGAATGGGGCGGCAGCTTCCACTGGAAGTTCTCCTTGGCATCCGGGTTGACCCAGTTGCCGAAGGGCGTCTTGCCCAGCCGCACCTCCTCCCAGTGATGGACCCCGGCGATGTTCGTATTGCCGAGCATCCATGCCATGTACTTCCACTGCGGCTTGGCCCACTTCGAGCAGACGATGGCCAACGGCATGCCGAGGGCGTAGCCGCAGGCAATCGCGTGCGCGGTCTTGCCCACCCCGGTGTCGGAGCTATCGAGGGCAGAGCCATGGCGGAGGATGGACCCGATCAGTTTCTCGCACGCCTCCGGCTGCCAAGGCAGAAGCTTGGGCCGCAGGGTTTCGAGCCGGGCGTAGGCGGGATGTGGGGTTGTCATGTCGGGCGGAAGAGAACCTTGTAGCCGTTGGTGATGACGACGAGGTTGGCGAAGTTGCGGCCGTCCGGTGCGGTGAACATCTTCTTGTCCGCTTCCCCGGCGACGCTGACGTAGTTGCCCAGCTTGATCTCGACGAGCGCATTCATCCCGCGTATCCCGAAGAGGCGGACGTAGACTCGCTCACGGTATTCCCTGCCCAAGCTGTTGGTCCGTGGCTCCAGCTCCAGAACGAATTCGACGTAGGGTTCCTGACCGGGAAAGTCCCTGAGTTGCGGTGCCATATACACCACACCCTCAGCTTGGATTGTTGGTCGTTGCATGGTTACAGATTAAAAACAACTTTGATAGCGACGAAGATAAGGGCGGCGATGGTGATCCACATCAGCGAGTGGATGATCTTCTCGCCGATGGTGAACCAGCGCGGATTTTTCATTGGTTCCTCTTCGTCTCGGCGACGATGACTTCAAGGGCATCCGCGATGCGGCGTAGTTGCAGGTTCATCTCGTCCTTGCGCGCCTCCGCCGGGGACGGGATGAGTATGATGAGCAGGAATATCGCGGTGCCTATGAGGATGCCGATGACGTAGTCTTTCATGGCAGATCCTCGGCGCGTTCGGCGATCCACTTGGAGAGGCGCATGGCCTCATCCTTCTTGAGCGCGAACCACGCTATCGGCTTGCCGAAGTGAATGCGGATGACGCCGTTCTTCTTGTCGGTCGCGATGCCGATGGCGAGTTCACCTTCGTCGCTCGGGTCAAGCTTGCCGTCGGGGAATTTTCCAGTGGGTCCGAAGTGAGGTAGATCCATATCAGTTTGGTTGGGATTTTATGTCGTGCTATCCAGAAGGTCGATGTGGTCCGCGCTTCCTGCGGCGATGTAGACCGAGTAAGGAATCAGGTAGGCCGCATAGTCCGGCACGAGTCCGATCTCCCTCAGTTCATCCGCGACGGAATTTAACTCCGGCTTGAGCAGGCGGTTGATTTCCCCGGAGCTGTTCGGGTAGTGCTCCTTCAGGAGGGCGACGATCTTCCGCCGTGTGGGCTGGGGGATGGCACTGAAGATCTCGTCCAGAGTTACGTGCTTCTTGCGCTTGGGTTTCATTGTTACCATTGGCGGCATCCGCCGCAGTTTCTCCAGAAGATGATGTGGGGTTGCAGCCATTCCTGATGGCGTTCGCTCAGCTCGGGCAGGTGCTTCTCGATTGCGTCGGCTACCTCCCTGCACTTCTCAGCCCGGATGAGGATGCCGTCGTTGACCCCGGAGAATCCATCCATGCTCACGCCCCATTTCTCAAGGTGATCCAAGAGGAACGACCAGCCTGCCCAGTTGTAGTGCTGCCAGTAGGGCTTGCCGTCCATCGTGTCCTTCGGCAAGTCCTTCGTCGGGCGCGCCGGTTCAAGATCCATTCCCATAGGTTCCAGTGGTTATATCCGGGCACAAAAAAACCGTGCCACGCTGATCATGTGAGCAGCGTAACACGGTCGTCTGTGACTGTCAAGTACAAGCTTCAGATTCTTTTCTTTGGCATCGCCTGCACCGGAAACAGAACCGCCAGCGAATGCCTTGGCTGACCATCCACTCACTCCATCTGTGCCTGCATCGCTTCATAGTTTCATCTTCGGCTTGTTGATCTTTCCCGGTGGCCTTACGGCCGACATCAGGCGGACCCGAAGCAGCTTCGCACCGGGGCATCTTTTGCTGAGGCATTGCAGCATGAACTCTGCGGCCTCCTCGTTGTCGATCAACTCCCGGTAGCAGTCGCCGTCCGGATAGACGATGACCCACCAGTGCCCCCTGTATCTCGGGCACGTCCTCGGTCGCTCCGGGTTCATGGCATGACGTCCGAGTCTGTGCTCAGTGCTTTATCCAAGGCTGCGATAGCGCCCTCGCAATCATTGAGCAGCGTGTATTCCCTGCGGATGACCGAGGCTGATGCCCCGAAATCATTGAGGTCATTGAGGCGTTCGCGGATGCTGTTCGAACGGTAGACCAACGCTACCTTGGCGTTGGCGATCTGGTTCTTGGTCAGGTTGACTCGCATATCTCTAGCGGTTTTTCCGTTAGTGCCTTCACCATGTCGGTGATCTCGTGCCGCCAGTGCGCGGCCGGGATTTCCCCGGTGATCATCCGGCGGATCCGTTCCCACCCATTCGGATGATCGGAGTCGATGATCCCGTACTCCATCGTCCCGACCATTGCCTCGGCGATGATCTCCCGCGTGTAGACCCAGCCGTAGTATTCGGCACCGTCATCCCACGTCGGGTCGATCACCTCCATGGTCACCGGGTTCAAGGTCCACGCATGGAGGAGCGGGATACCCAGACTGGCCCGTGCTGAATATCCTTCGCAGTACAGGAGGTCGACGCCACCCCAAGGGAAGTTGGTTATGGTGCTGGCGTTCCGATAGCACATGCCCAGCTTCATCTTCCGCATCCCCTTCGGCCGCCTGCCGATCTTGGGGAAGAGCACCCCGTGTTCCGCCAAGAGCGTGCCGTACCCCGGCCGCTCGCACTCGATGTCCATCCGTCTTCTTGCTTCAATGTATCCTAGCATTCCTTCGAGTTTCATTTGTCACTGTCAGTTTGGTTTTGTGTTGATGCCTCCGCCTTCACCACAAGGAGAAGAGGAGGACGACGAACCACCATATCGCGTAGAGAAACACGGCGATGGTGATGAGGTTAAGTAGCGTGCTGAATATCAGGTGCTTCATTCTTTGCCAGTTCCAATAGGTAACTCGTCCACCCGATGGCTTCGGCCATCGAGTCGAACTCCCTGCCCTTCTGCGTCCCGCCCATGAAGAGCGGATGGTAGACCATGCGTCCCGCCTTCGGCACCTGCACGATCCTGATGCTTTGTCCGAACTGCTGCCGGTGCGGCCGTTGCAATAACCACGAGATCATCGCCACGTGGGCGACGAAGTCCTTGTCGGGTGTGCTGTCGCTGCGGATGACCCGCCACTTCATTCCCCGGCAGAGCACGTCCGTTGACCGGCCGACGATGTTGCCCCCGATGGTGATGTGGAATTTCCTCATCTCGGTGGGCGTCATCCACCGATAGAAACTCAGGCGACTCAGGGTATTGGCAGGAAGCCAGTTAGCTTTGTGTCGGTGCGTCATACGCAGCAGAGGACTGGCTCAATCCAGATGAGCCGCTTGAGTGTGCGCCCCGGACCATAGGGCTGCCATCGGTGATGGCCCTTGCGCCAGAACGGATCCTCCGGACTGGCGTGATGACCGCCCAAGGTAGTGCGCTTGCGGACGTAGCCCACGCCAAGCCAGCGCACCCCGGCCAGTCCTTCCTGCTTCACCTTCCCGTCCTTGGCTGTCTTCTCTCTTCGGAGGATGATCGGGCCGTGCTCTTCCACCTTCGGCATGTAGTCCGATGAGCAGAAGGACAGGAGGTTGATCAACATCTGGGCACAGCGGCGCATCCGTTGCAGATCAATCGGCTCGACCGGGTACTGATAGGGATGCTGCGTCTTGCGGTCGTGCGCCATCATTGTGGATTCCGCCAAGGTCCACGTCGGTTTCACGGTCAGGTCGTGGCAACACGGCACCCCCACCTTGTCGTCGAAGTAGGTGAGGACGATCATGTCCCGCTCGGTTTCGTTCTGCGGCATCCTTATCAGATCCATCAGGTGCCTCGCGTCCTTGGTGAGGTTCACCGGCGCGGTGCTGACCCGGCCCGCTGAAATCGCCAGCGGTGCCGAGGTTAGGAAATGCTCACGCACCTCCTTGGTATCCGGCAGGAGGAAGGTCGCGGCCGGGATGGGCCACGACAGATCCTTCCATACCACGTCGTCCGGTGGCTCGGTCTGGAGCATGGCTTCGGTCAGCTCCTGCGTCACCGCGTACATCGGCCAGAAGTGCGCGGTCTGCCAGCACGTCATCGCTGCCAGTGCTGCGGCTGACCCGTCCATCGTCTCCGGCCCTTGGCTCAGGGAGATAAGTGTATTGGTCACGAGGTTGGTCGTGACCACGTTGGGCGAGAGGTATCCCGGCACCGGGAGATACCGCTTGATCCGGAAAGTCTCCTTAGTTTCCGGCGCGAGTTGCTTGAGAATCTCCAAGGCAACGCTGTTGCCCATGAGTTCATGAATCTTATTCGGCTGGCTCATTGATCTTGTTGGGATCGAGGTTGGTGGACAGGAGCGGGAGCATCCGCGCTAACAGATTCTCCACTTGGTAGGGTTTGTACGGCAGGTACGGCAGGAATATCCGGCGGGTCGGCACCTTCCCACCACGTGGCGTAGTGCGGACGCTGCGCAGGTTGAGTCCGTGCGGCTTGTGATGCGTGATGTACCGGATCCGGCGGGCGACCAAGTGCTCAGGCCAATCGGCCGCGAGGCCCTCGCTCTGCATCGCTTTCCATACCCGCTCCGAGTGTTCGTAAAGGCCCCCGATGGTGAGGGTTTCCCTCAAGGACCACTCGTCGTTGCGCTCGTCCCAGATGTGCGGCCTGCCCTCTGAGGTGATGAGCGTGTGATGCATGTAGATCTCGACGAGCTTCTTCTGCATAGCCTCATCGGTCAGGAATGCATTATCGGGATACGGCTCGGTCCATTTGTCGTGCCGCGTATAGCCGGGCAGGCATCCGTAGAGTATGTAGAACTTCTTCCATACCAACTTACGGATGCCCGCCGCTGAATACTTCGTGCTCATGTTATTCGAAGTAGTCCGGCTGCCCTTCCCCGATGTCCTTCCACGGGAAGTAGGTGGTCAGTGCAATCTCCACTTCCCGCGTCTTGTATAACGGGAAGACGATGACCGTCGTCGACTTCCTGAAGTTCATGGTGTGCTTGTTCAGCCCATCCACCACGAAGTGCAGCCAGTTCACGGAGGCTGGTGCCTTGTAATACTGGATGCCTGTCTTGCGCAGTGCGGCCATGACCGTGGCCATCCGGGTTCCCCAGCCCCAGAGGATGCCCATGCATGGCGGCAGTTCGAGGTCGGTACGCCGCCAGTTCATGACCCGGCACGGCAGATCGGACCGGACGGATTCATCCACCCCTTCGGTCCAGCGTGGGTTGTCCCGCGCTTCGAGGTAGTCCATGTAGAGACAGGTGAGGTCTCGCTGGACGTCATCGCTTCTCTCCGCCCATCCGGGGTTCGTGCCGAATGGGTTCTTCCCCATCAGTGTGGCGGGGTTCGAGCAGATCAGATCGCGTGGCCACTTCCTGAAGTAGGCAGCGTAGCTCCACCATACCCGTCGTTGTATCCCGGCCAGCGTGTTCGTCGGCGTCGCCGTTGGGTAGGCATTCGTGTCGATGAACAGCAGCTTCCTTCTTCTTCGTCGTCCCATAATAACTACTCCTGTCAGTTGTGTGTTAAGGTTCAGGTCTGCACTAGCGGAAATTCCGTTAGCGTAGACGTGAACCCACGGCGTGAACCGTGGTCACGATAGTCCAACCCACCCCTAGATTGTCAAGTGCTAAGTGTTAGCTGTGTCACGAGCCGGTCGTTCAGTGCGTCGAGTTGATCGACGTGCTCCTGCCACCCGGCAGGCGGGCCGCTCGTGTTCCTGTCCGGGTGTCGCCAGATCCTGCCCCGCCACTTGGCGGCTTCGACCCGCACCAATCCGATGAGGGTCTGGATCTCTCCGGGCTGGAGATGTAGTGTGATCTCGTTCACTTGGTTTCCTCCTGCTCGATGTCGTCGTCCTCGTCCGGTTTATGCGGCACGGTCTCCGGCCCGAACGTGAAGCCAAGGATCTCCTTCCCGTTCTGCGTCACATTGACGTGGCCGCTCCCGTCCTTCTTCACGTAGGCGACGGCGGACGTGTGCCATGTGTTCGCCTCGACCAGTGCAGCCTCGCTGCCGAGCCGGTGTTCTTCCTTTCGCCGCGAGCTGTCGATGCCGCAGCACTTTGCAATACAGTTAGCCATGACTATTCCTTTCTTGTTGTTGTTTTAATTTCTCACTGAACTCTGCGTAGGTAGGCACCCCTTGCCCGGCCCCGAGTCCGGAGCGCGCCGGTATCGGGTTGAGGAAGATGACGATCCCACCACTCTTGAGGTGCGCCCCAACCACAGCGTTGGGATACCTGAGTTTGTACCTCTGCCAAACGAATCGTGCGCTGCCATGCGGCAGCGAGTTCGCGTCCACGCTCGCCATGTCCTGCGCCCGGTGAATACCCGATGCGTGCTCTGGCTTGAGCGCCAGCAGATCGAGAGCCCGTGCCCATTCAAGGCAGAAGCCCAACTCCCGGAAGAGTTCATCGCGCTTGGCGTGAAGCTCCTGCAATTTACGATAGGTCTCTATCGCCTTGTCATATTTGTTCATCGCTTCTCATTTGTTTCGGTCCATTCATTTGGACACGTCAGAGGGGAGGACACCTGCCCTCCCCTCGGACACAACCACCTGACAGAAGCCCACCTCCCCGGAGACAACCGGGTATGATGGGAAGTAGCTAAGCCTGAAGGGCAGACACCGCTGCCCGCCCCTCGGGCTTATCCACTAGCGGAATTTCCGCTTAGTCTGCGACTTCCACGAAGTCACCGAACGGCGGCTTGAGATTGCCGTTCTCGATGCCGCACCAGATCACCGGGTAGGGCGGAGCCTGATCCGGGAACGAACCCATGAGGTCCGTGATGAATACCATCAGGCCCACGTCTGGATAACGCTTGGCCACCTCCTCGAAGACCGGACGGAAATCCGTCCCGCCTCCGCCGAGTGCATCCGTGGGCAAGGGCTGCCACGGTTCGAGTTCGAGGACGCGGTGCACCTCTGCATCGCAGTCGATGAGGATGATCCGGGTTGGCGTGCACTGGGTGATGATCCCGGCCACCTCGGTCATGACTTCCTTCTGCCTCGAATAGAGCGAGCCCGATGTATCGCGGACGACGATCACGTCCCCGATTGTTTTGCTGTACCTGCCCGGAACGATCACGTTCATGGCAGCGTAGGAACCGTTGGCCTTCATGTAAGACCAGTCCTCGTTGGTCCGCTGCGTGGCGTAGGCAGCAAGCTGCTCGCGCCATGATACCTTCGACTCTCCCCAGCCTGCGACGGCGAGGCCGAGCCCGAGCGGATCCTTGCCATGCGCCTTGGCTGTGGCCACGGCACGGACGATGGCGGCATTGGCCCGCTCCTCCGCTGTCTTGTCCTCGGCTTGGGATCCACGAGACGGAGCCTTGTGGATGTCCCTCTCGCCGAGCGTCGGCTTGGGCGGACCCTTGGCGGGCTCGGGCTTTGCATCCTTAGCGGATTTTCCGTTACCGGATTTGCCCTTGCCTTCCTTATCCCCGTCCCCGTCCTTCTCCTCGTCGCCACCTCCGCCATCGCCCTCCCGATCCTGATCGGAATCCTCCTGATCTCCTGACCCGGAGCCCTCGCCCTCACCATCCCCGTCAGAGTCTCCACCCTGATCGCCCTCGGATTCACCCTGCTGGTCGCCGCCCTTGCCCTTGCCACGCTGCGGCTCCGGCTGCTGCTTCTGCTTGCCCATGAGCTTGGCGTAGAGTTGCTCGAACGTATGCGTCCGCCCCTCGGGCATGTCGATGGCACCTTCCGGCAGCTTGAATCCCCACTCGATGCACATCGCGTTGACGATGGCGTCCATCGCGATGTTGGCCACCTTGTGGTTCTTCTCCGGGAGCACCGCGAACCTCTCCGGATGCATCAGTGCACCGTGAAGCCACTCATGCACGATCACGCCTTCGATGAACGCAGGCTGCCACCTGAGGCAGGACGGGTGGTAGTAGACTACCCTTCCGTCCGTCGCCATCGTGCCTTGCCCGTTCGAGGCCATGAGTTCCGGCATCTCGATGAAGACGCAGCGTTCGAAGCCGATCTCCGTGACCCAGATTGCCTTGAGGAAGATCTGGTTGACTGCCTTTCGCAAGACAGCCGGTGTTGTGTTATCCATCCGTCAGTTCCCTTTCTTGGTTGGTTCGCTAGCGGAATTTCCGTTAGCAGTATCTCAGTGTTGAGACACACGTATGGAGCAGACGCTGATCGCCCGCTCCATAGGTGTAACTCACCCCTAGATTTCCGATTGGTTCTTCACGAACCACTTCGTGCACTCGTCCGTCCGGCTCCACTCCTTGCGCAGCCTCATCGCCCGGTTATGGGCGACGGCCTGCACCTCGTTGGGCAGGCGGTTCATGTACCCGCCCACCGCTGCGGCGATGGGACGCGGGATGCTCATCCCTTCCGGGCAGTTCTGCTGCAAGCCTCCCAAGAGGATGCTGATCTGGGCGAACTTCGCCCCGGCGGACACCGGCAGACGCGCTGCCTTGTGATCCGCGAGCACCTCTTCCCAAGGTGCAAGCTCGTGAATGTAATCCAGCGTGGCCCAGAGCTTGGCTCCGTAGTCACCGACCACGGATGCATACAAATGCATCGGCGGCTTGTCGCCCCGGTTCGCACGCCACGCCTCGATGCGTCGAGACAGGTGCTCGCATGATCTCGGCGTGAGGTACGGCTCGTTCGGCCGCTCAGCGCGCAGCTTGGGGTCGTATGCGAAGAGGTCCGCCCCCTTCTGGAGTTCGAAATACCCCAGCAACTCCGGCGCGATATTGCCGACGGCCCAGCTAGCCCATGATTCCCAGTCCGGCTTGAGCGCAAGGATTGCGAGCCGGTTCGTGACGTGGTTGGGCATCGGCTTGGCCGAGCTGCCTCCACCGATATGGTTCCCGGTTGCGATGATCGTCCAGCCGGGAGCCAACCTTTCCCCGTTGACCGTGTGCTCGCACAAGGGCTCGGCGAATGCATCCAGCACCGAGCGAGGTGCGTTGAGCATGTCGTCGAGAACGAACACGCCGTGCTCAGGGATGAGTCCCTTCTGCACCAAGGATTCGAACGGCCACTTGTCCAAGGGGAACACCTTGGTGCTGCCATCCTGCTGCGGAACCATGAGTCCCCGGAAGTCGACCGGCTCATAGAGGAAGCCGAGCATCTCCCGCCGCCCGAAGGTGTCGCCGATGCGCTTGCCACCCATGGCGATGTTGCGCTTGTTGGCCACGGCCTTGATGAACGTGGTCTTGCCGACACCGGGGTGGCTGATGACCGCTGCGGCCATGCCGCTGTCGATGCTGTTGTCGATGTGGTCACCCAACTCCGCGTAGTTAACTTCGAATATCATACCAAATGCTTTCCCGTCAGTGTGTGTCAGTTGCACTAGCGGAATTTCCGTTAGCGTCTGAAGGATTGGTTACCGTCAGAGTGGGAACCAAGGGAACCGTCCCTTGGGCCACGCTCTATCGGTTACTACCTATGCAACCCACCCCTAGATTATGGCGGCGAGGGTTGAGGCGAAGGATTTCGCCAGTGTGTGGGCGGAGGCCCGTGCCCCCTTGTCTTCCGCCAAGTCCTCTCGGGATATCCCCGAGAACGCCAGCCGGATATCGCTGGCCAAGTCCTCGATCTTGGGATCGGGGATGAGCAACAAGTTGGGAACCGTATCCATCAACTCATTCATGTCACCGAGCAGACCTTGCGTGATCCTGACCCGGTCTTTGCCGGGATCGCAGGCTGCGACGATGCGCTCCATCGCCGCGTGCAGCCGGGCCACGACCACGGCCTGCGACTTGGCGAGGTTCTGGCGCATGTCATCCTCGCGCTCCGCTGCAAGGCTGGTGCCCACGTCCTCCCCGAGGAGCTGGATGATCGCCGACGACGACGGCACCGCCGACACCACGAACTTGCGGACGATGCCGCTGCGGAAATCCTGCCCGTCTAACGGGTAGAAATCCCGCTCCGCCCCGCCCGGATACCCGGCCATTGCGGCACGCACTTCCTCGTCGAAGTTGAGTTCGATGTCGTCGATCCGAGGCGTGAGCCCGTCCATCAGCGCGTCGACCCTGCGCTTGATCTCCTGCGCCCTTGCGACCCGGAAGATGATGGCCTTCTCCACCCACGGGAGAGCCATGTCCTGAGCCGCTGGCCTGATGTTCGCCATGTCGAGGATCAGGCGCTTCACCCTCGGCGCTGTGTTCCAGAGCTTGGCGCTGACGTCGACGCTTCCGTTCGGCTTGCCGAAGGGATCGACCGCGCCGAGGCTGACCGATGCATCCCGCGATGCTTCCTTCAGCTTCTTGGATTGGCCGCACCCCAAGGTGCATTCGACCCGGCCGGTGAGTAGACCGGCGATGATGTTACCGTTGATGTCCATATGTTCCTGTCATCTGCTAGCAGAATTTCCGCTATTGGTTGCTGTCATTTCGGGCTGGTCGCCTGCGGAATCAATCCCGAGCGAGTCCCATCTACCATTGCAAGTCACCCCTAGATTTGGGCACGAAAAAACCCAGCCCCCGGTGAAGGAGGCTGGGCTGGTTCAGTCGTTCGGCTCCGACATAGGCGGATAGGATTCCGGTGGTCGGTCGCTCTCGGTGGTCATCGAGAGGAGCTGCGCGCCATTGATGTTCACATGATGCACCAGTTCATCCAGCGTGAACTCCGCCGCGTTGAACTCCGTGCTTATGATGACAGTGGTTTTATACATAAGGTTCAGTCCGAGATTGTGCCGGTCTTCCCGGTCACGTCGCCCCAGTCACGGGGATGAACCGGAGCGAAGCCGCGTTCCTCCCAGATGGAGGCAGCGTCGGCCGCACCGTAGACGCGGACGAGTTCGGCGTAGAGCGCGGCCGGTGTCGGCTGCGGCTGTCGCGTGCGGCACCCGAGGAGGCACAGCACGGAGAGGATGACGATCAGGATTTGCTTCATATGTTAGCGGTTATTCTGCTATTGAGATCGAGAGATCCTCCTCCGAGACGCGCTCCCGTGTGGGAGGCATCTCGCCGAGTGCGATGAGGAGTTCGATGACGATGATGCCTTCGATGAAGGCGGCGTGTTCCGCGTCTTGCCCGTCCATGGTCAGTTACTTGAGGTTGATGACGATGGTTTCCCCGGCCGTGACCGTGGCGATGGCCTTGACCCCGAAGCGCAAGCCGAAGCTTGTGCTCATTGCCGGGTTCGACCAGATCTCGAAGCCTCCGTTATCGGGGAGTTCCTTGAGGCTGCCGAAGATCGACGTGTTGCCTGCGGTCTTGACGGTAACGAACTTACCGATCAGTGCTGCTACGATTGCTGCCATATGTTCTGCTTTCTTCCTGTCAGTTGTGTTTGCTAGCGGAATTTCCGCTAAGGTTTAGTGGTTCGCCCCGCCGAAACATATCGGTGAGCGTCTCCACATATATGCAAGTCACCCCTAGAATTCCGCACCGCCCCCAATCCCGCGTGTGCGGCCCGGCTATCGCGCACCGCCCCCATGCCCCGATGGGGCAGGATGCTGGCGGCACCGGGGTCGCGGGACCATGCCGGATAAGGGCACAAAAAAAGAGACCACTCTCGCGAGTGATCTCTTCGTTGTCAGGCTGATGCCTGATGAATCGTTGCCATGACGTGACGGGCAACTTCCTTAGCCTTGTCCTTGCCATACTGCGCAAGGATAGAGGCACCGATTGCCTTGCCAATTTCCTCAGGAGTCAAATCCTTGACCGTTTCAAGGTTGACTGTCGGGACTGGCGTTTCCACCGTTGCCGTCCCGGCAACCGGCGTTTCCACGCTAGCGGCATTTCCGCTAGCAGGCTGTCCCGGCGTTGCAGGCGTCTGAGGCGTTGCAGGCTGTCCCGGCGTTGCGGGATTAGGCGTTGCAGGCGTTGTCCCCTTGGACTTGCCAGCGTCCTTGCGCACGGCGCGCAAACGAATCCCGCAACCTAACATGATTTCGTTCGCGTAGGTTTTTGTTCCCCCATTCGCAATCCAGCACTCTACGAACGTATGCCGCACGATTGCGACAGGACAGCCTGTTGCCAGTGCAGCCTTAACTGCCGCGATGATAGCAATGCGACCATTCGCCATGCCCTTAACGGCCGTCTTAAGGTTTTCCAGTGCAGCCAATTGGTTTTCCGATTGCGCGGCAAAATCCGATACGGTTCCTTCCGTGTAGGTGATATCCAGCGAAAAGTCTTTCGACGTTTCGGGTGAATATTCGCCGCCAACAAGGGGCAACGGGCCAATCTCTACGGTGGGCTCAGTTGCCGGAATGACGGTGGGCTCAGTTGCCGGTTGAATGATTTCGACGTTCGCCTTAGTGGCGTTCTTCGACTTTGCTTCCTTCATAATTTCCAGTCTATCTAGGTTTGATTGTGTCAGGGTTGCCTCGTTGTGAGGTTCCCCCACTATGGCAAGTCACCCCTACAATTCCGGCTCATGCTTTCCACTCCCCGCTAGCGGAAAAACCGCTAAGGAAGTGAATATAATGCTTGTTGTGCGCAATAATTCAGACCATGGCTTTTGACGGGGCGGGTCGGGTCGCAAGCCCCTCTGGCTTAAGGGGGTTTGGGGGTATGTCGCCCTTCTCTGGCCTAATATAAAGCGGGGGTGACGAGGGTCACCGGGGGGTACTTTGCCTCGAAGCCGGGTAGGAACGTATGACTGGGGGAGTGGGAAGGGGGGAAGGAAGCTATCCGTAGAAACGAGTTGACCCACTGGGGCCTTTCGGCTTACCAGTGGGCCAACAACGTAATAACGGCCTCAATTTGCCGGACTTTGGCGGGACAGTCAACCCCAACTTTATGTTCTCCCCAATCGGTAATGCTCCGTGCCGGGGAACCCAACAAAAACCTGCGCGTCCGCGAGGACCGCGAAGCGCGGCAGGAGGATACCGGGTAGCGGCCCGGCACCGTCATGATCCCAGTGGACAGGAACGGCCGACAGCATGACCCCGGCCTCTTCGAACTGAAGTGGTTCCTGCGCGGTTAACCCCGCACTGCACCTAAAGCCTGATACCTGAAGCGGACGATTCTTCGTTCCGGGGGCAGTTCACCCTGACCGGGGTGGACTGTCCCTTGCCGTCGTGTCCTGAACGGCCGATTAATCGTCCCCCTACTGAAGGTACAGGGGCAGATCCAAGCCGAAGACCTTCCCGGCCAGCTTGATGACGAGGAAGAGGGCACCCAGCCCGTAGAGGGAAAGACTGAGCAGGATGGCAAGCTGGAGGGGCCACTGGGTGGAAGGACCACTACCGCCACCACCGCCGGGGGGAAACCAGTACCGCCAAGGCCGCCGCTTCCGGTCCAGATCAAAGGCCGCCTGCTTCGCCGCCGACTCCCGCTCCAGCTCCGCCATCCGCGCCTTGGACTTGGCCGCATTTGCCGCCCACTTCCGCCCAAGTTCCTCCGAGGCTTTCAGCTTCTCCGCCTGCTTGGCCTCGATCTTGGCATTCAAGGCCCTGAGCCGCTCCTGAGGCGTCGGCCCCGGATCCAAGGTCACATCCCGAGCCCGGCCCAGAATCTGCAACCCCGCCAAGGACGGATGTACTTTCCTGCTTGCCATAGTAGTGTGACAATCCACACTATACGTCTCGATGTCAAATTTCCCTCCTTCGACGACCAAGTCCGGCTGGCCGGAATTCACCTACGACACCACCGGCAGCCACTACGTCCTCCTCCGCGACGGAACACCCACCGGCGACTTCACCGGGCATTCCTGCCTCTACGGCAAGCTGGACGAATCAGGCTACATTGGGCGGGATTACCAGTACGTCCCCACCATCGGCTCCACCCCCGGAGCCTGCACCATGACCGGCGGGACTTGGATGGGTGCAGGCCAGATGCTGGCCGCCGGAATCCCCCCGATCAAAATCCCGCCCGAGCCCGTCGTTACTCCCCCGGTCCTGACCATGCCGAAGTACGCCATCGGGGAGAAACTCAAAGCCGACCTCGTCAGCCGCTTCATGTACCACGCTCCCCACGGCGACCAGCCCGAACGCTATGGCAGGATCCGGGATGAAATCTTCAAGGTCGCCGTCCTCATCTGCTCGAATGCCCCGGACAGCCGTGAACGCAACACCTGCCTCACCCACCTCGACCACGCCATGATGATGGCCAATGCCGCCATAGCGCGGAACGAACCCAAGCCATGACCCTCGAAGAGTACAAAGAGCGCATCGCAGAGATGATCAAACCCATGAACACCCCCACCGACGAAGCAGCCGACAAAGACTACGGCCAGATGAAGGACAAAGTCCCCGATGATCCCAATCGCAAGACGGAGAAGCCGCCCGAGAAGATGATGACCCATGACGAGGCCCGCGCCCTCGCCAACCGCTCCTTCGTCCTCGGCATCATCGCCTCGAACATTGAACGCGATCCCCTGATCAGCACCACCTCGATCAAGGCGGAGTCGATCACCTTCGAGTGCGGCTACAGCCGCTGGGTTCTCCGGATCGAGGAATGCAAGACTGGCCCCAGCCATCTTCTGGATTCCCTCAAGTCAGCCTTGGAGGGTGCCTTGGCTAAACAGCAGCAGGAACAGGCGAAAACCTCGTCCTAGAGCCAATGGTGAAGTTTTAAGGCCATGCGTCAGACATCCATCGACGCATACCACCGGATCGAATCCTCCGGCATCCTGTCGCAACGGAGGTGGGAGGCGTACCGGGAACTCTTCCTGAATGGCCCGCTCACCGGGAAGGAACTCGAACGCAACACGCGCACGGCCGGAATGTGGAAGCGTTGCAGTGAACTCGAACGCATCGGCTGCGTCTACAACACCGGCGTCCGCACCTGCACGGTAACCGGCGAGGACGCCATCGCGTGGGACGTCAACGCCTTCGTCCCGACAACAATCCCGCCGATGACAAAGCCAAAGCCACCGCCGATCCCGGCCTTCCCGCCATGACTGAATCAATCTGGATCTCGAAGGTGTTCTGCGGGCACCGGGTCTTCAAGGTCTCGACCATCGAGGAGCGGCCCGAGCGCAGTGCCGAGACCGGGCCGATGAAGACCATCGTCTGGGAACTCTTCGGCGAGGATTACATCCCGTCGAACATGGAGAAGCTGACGATGGTGCCCGGCGGCCCGGAGGTTCACCACGCCATCTGCCTAGAGCTTATGGCACATGCGACAATCCCGGATATCTACCAGACGAAGGCCGAGCCATGACCGAGACATTCCTTGGCGGGAACATCACCGCCGAATTCGACGGGTTCTTCCTTCAAGTCACGGCCGCGAACGAGTATGGCGTCGACACCATCACCTTAAGCATCCCGCAGTGGGAGGAACTGAAGCGGTACATGGAACTGGAGATTGCGAGGAAACACCGTGAACACCCACCTGCTTGATCCCTTCGCCTGCCCGGTCTGCCACGCGAAACTCAGCGCGGCAACCAACGCCACTCCGGGCGAGGTCTGCGCGCCGAAGACGGGTGATCTCACGGTTTGCAGGGAGTGCGGCACCTTCCTTGCCTTCACGGAGGGTGGAGGCATTCGCCTCCTGCGCTCCGGGGAATTCAGGATGCTTCACCCGTCCAACCAGTGCACCCTCCTCAGCATCCGTCAGTGCATAAGCGAACTGGCCGCACGCAGGGGGAAAAGCTACCCTTCCTTCCTATGAAGCAACTCCTATTGCTCCTCGCCATCGCTTCCCTGTCCGCCGGGTGTCGAACCTATGACCGGGAACACTGCCACAAACGCACCACGACTCCGCTGGAGTGTTCTGAGCACCGGGGAGGCACAAAGGGGCGGGACCGCGATTCCGTCCTCAACACGCCCCTGCCGTTGTATTCTCCGCCCGTTCCCCAAAGCCACCCCGTGGAAACCGTGACCAATCTGGTCGCCGGGGAGACTCTGGAACTCAAGGCCGAGGATCTGACTGTCGACAAGAAGACGGTCTCGAATGGATCGGTCCGGATCCGGAAGTACGTCGTCTCCGAGCAGAAGTCCGTTCCCATCGAGGTCTGCCGGGAAGACTACGTTGTGGAACGTATTCCCGGCTCCGGGGCACCGACGACCCAGTGGGGCGAGAGCGATGTCGTGATCGACATTCCGCTGACGCGCCAGACCGCAACGGCAGTGATTACTCCGCGAGTCTACGAGACTTTGCGTATCCGGAAGACCTTGGACTGTGTCACCGAGCAGGTCACCGGCACCGTCCGTACCGAGAAGTTCGAAGTCATCAAGCAGTAAGGAATTCCGACCGCAGTTCAGGGAATTCTTACATTCCGGGTAGCTAAGTCGTTTGTACTGCGGTGGTATTGGGGTTGCTTATTCTGTGACTCAGAATGAAAACCCTAACCATCCTTACCGCCATCGCCGCCGCCTCCGCGCTGTCGGCCAGTGGCATCACCCTGAACTACAACATGAACGCGGAGTTCTCCGGCGGGACCGCTCCCGCTGGCCCGGCTCCGTGGGTCACGCTCAGCCTGACCGATGTCGCCCAGCCTGCGGGCACGGTCAAGCTGACGATCAACAACGTCGGCCTCCTCGGCAGCGAGAACAACGACGAGACCTCGATCAACTACAACGACCTTCTCGACCTGACCACGATCTCGGTGTCGCTCGGGACCAAGGTCGGCACGTTCGATAATCCCACGGTGTCCCTGTCCGAGAATGCCTTCAAGGCGGACGGCGACGGATTCTTCGACATCCTGATCGACTTCGCGCAGGGCGGAAATCTCGCCAAGACCTTCGGCGCAAATGAATCCCTCGTGCTGTTTTTCACGGATTCTGACGGCAGCCTGAGCCCGACCGACTTCCAGTTCCTGTCGCTCGACGCGGGCGGCCACGGTCCCTTCGCTGGCGCGGCCCATATCCAGAACACGCCCAATGGCGGATCTGGCTGGATCGCTGGCCCGGTTGGCGGACCGTTCATCAACCCGACCGTCATCATCCCGACGCCTGACGCTGGCTCGACCTTGGTGCTCCTCGGTGGCGGTCTCGTCGGCCTCGGCTTCGCTGGCCGCCGCCTTCGCCGGTAATTCGGTAAACCCAAACTCAGAATAGTCCCCACTCGTAGTATGAAGAGACTCCTGTCAGTCCTCGGCCTCAGCGCGGCGTTGTCCGCGTCGGCCTCAACCATCGTCATCGACGACTTCTTGGGCGGTCCCCATATCGTCATGCTGAACTCCCTCACCCCGCCGCAGATCGCGACGGGAACCTTCGCCCACCCCGGTGCAGTCGGCGGTATCCGTGACGCGGCGGTCTGGTCCACCTCGGCAGGTATCTTCGCGACGGGTGTCGCGTTCAACGCTGGCGGTTACGCCTCCTTCGCCGGTCGCGGTGAGGGTGGGATCGTCTGGGACGGTGTCGCCGGGATCACGGACGCGAACGCCAACAACCGGATCACCGCCAACGAGCTGGACTACGGTCTGGATCTCGACATCAGCGAATGCCAGAACGGCACCATCGAGGTGTCCGCCTTTGCGGATCTCCCGACCGCCGTGCTGCAAATCGCAATCGCGACGGATGCCGGGAACTACAACCTCTACAACATCAACCTCGCTGTCGGGCTGGCCGACTACTCGGTGGATCTGTCGAGCCCCTCGGTGGTTGTCGGGTCGGTGGATTACGCGAACGTCGGCGCAGTCGCCATCTTCGTGGACGCCTCGGCCCTCGCGAACCTCGATGTCCGGGTTTCCAAGCTGGAAATCTCCTGCCCCGATGGGGGTTGGACCCTCGGGCTCATGGGCCTTGGCCTGATCAGCCTTCCGATTCTGCGACGGCGCTTCTGAGCTGCCTCTTCTCCCCTAACCTGCTTGGGGGTGCTGGCGCAGGAAGAGCCCCGGTCTCGAAAGGGATCGGGGCTTTTGCTTTTAGCCACATCATGTAGTCTTCACTCCAGCCAATTTCAGAAAACAAAAGGAAATCCATGCCTCCTCAAGCGTATTATCTTGTCCCAGTTCCCGATGGCAGTCGTCCCGATCAAGGGCTTCCTCCCGGTCCTCCCAACTATCCCAGTAACGCCCTCCCCGGATGGGGCGGCGGTCCGGTTGATCCCGGCTATGGTCGCCCAGAGGGTGGCGGCGGTCATCCTTGGTGGGGTGGCCAGCGTCCCGACCGACCGAGCAACGAACTCCCCGGTGGCGGCGGTCATCCTTGGTGGGGCGGGGGACGCCCGGACCGACCGAATAATGAGCTTCCCCCTCCGTTCGGTGAAGGCCCGGTTGATCCCGGCTGGGGTGTCGGTCATCCCGGTCCTCGCCATCCTCTTCTCTGGCTCCTGCCGTGGCTTATCTCGCCTGCCACTGGGCAGCAATCGGTTTCTCCTCCTCCCGAAGGAGACAAGCCTGACCCGGTGAAGACCTACACGAAGGCTCTGGTCGCCATCGGCCCCGGCAACTTCAAGTGGGCTTGGGTCGAGCAGGTAGTTGGCGGCCAGCCTCTTCCTACTCCCCCCGTGCGGCCCGACCAGCCCATCGCCCCCGGAGCACAGCCTAAGCGGTAGATCACAACTCCGCCCTTGGGTGACCCCGGTTCTGCTAGCGGATTTTCCGCTAGTGGGATCGGGGTCATTTCTTTTCAGGGACCACCGTGGTAAACGATGGGCGTGAGCATCATCTCCCTGATCGTCATCATCGTCCTCATCGGGGTTCTGATGTGGGCGGTGAACACCTACATCCCGATGCAGGCGAACATCAAGAAGCTCCTGAACATCGTCGTCGTCGTGCTCCTTGTGATCTGGATCCTCTGGCTGATCGGCGTCCTACCCGCTGGCGATATCCGTGTCCCAAGGGTGAGGTAGGGGCGGCGCGTACCAGCGGATCTCGTCCTCAGTGCGCTCCAACTCTCTCCTGCGTTTGAGCGCATACAGCTCTTCGAAGATTTTCTTCAGATCCAGCGGCAGCGGAGACGGGGGAAACTGAGGAAGGAACATCAGCTCATACAGGCTGTGCGGCCTGCGGGCCTTCCAGATGCGGCCAGCGCCGGGCAGGATCGAGAAGACACCGATCCCGGCAAGGTTGCGGATGAAGCCCCGTCGGTTCATGGCACCGGGGGCATTGAGGCATTGCCGATGGAGACGAGTCCGCAGTCCTCGGCGGTGCGACGCGCCATCGCGGCGAGCTGGACGAGTTCGTGGAGCATGAGGGTCTTATCCCGGTCCTGCCGCTTCTTCTTCACCTCGTCCCAGAACTCTTCGACTTCCTCGGCGATCACTGCATAACCTTCGTGGGCCGACTGGATGGGTTGGTGCTTGGCGCGGGCGTTCTTCAGCTCGGCCTCTACCAGCTCGGGGAAGGTCATTTTCAGGGCGACGTAGTAGTATTCGGTTTTTTCGGTGGGGTCCATGTGGATGGGCGTGATCGTGGTCTCGCAGGGTCCGGGATTCTCCCGGAACCACCTCAGGCAATAGGCTTCGTAGTCGGAGATATGATTCATGGGACGGGTGGTAGGAAGCTGGCCATCGCCTCGGCGTAGGTCGCGGGCTGCTTGCGGCTCACGAGGGTGAGATTCCCCCTTGAGAATATATGGAGGATGCCGTCTGGGTTCTCGACGACGTACCGGGTCTGGCCGCTGCGCTTGAGGAAGACCGAGACGATGTGGCCACGGAAACGGTAGTCGCCGCTGATCTTCTCAACCTCGTCGCCAACATTCAGGTCGTACACGTTCATTCCTCGGGGTTCTCGAATGCCTTCCGGGTGATCGACCGCTGGAGTTCCTCTTGTTCCATCGCCGCCTCGTGGACCAGCCAGCGGCAGGCATGGAGGTTCCCCCGGCTCTTGGTGAACCGCAGGGTGTCGTTCTCGTCGTCCCACGACGCGATGATCACGCAGGCGTCGCAGTGATCGGAGATGAGCTGGATCGCCTCCTTCATCTTCGCCTCAAGGAGGTTTTTCTGATCGCTGGTGGTCATGGCAGGAATTGGTCCATCTGGTCTTCGACCTTCTTCTCGTGGAGCACCTTCCTCATCCTCCTGATGAGCAGGTTCGTCATCTGGCCCAAGCTGCGGTGTTCGGCGTCCGCCTGCTGCTGGATCCATGCCGCGATGTCTTCATCGAGCCGGACTTGGGGTGTCTTGCAGGTGGTCCGTTTCATAGATAAACCGGGAGCTGGCAAGCACCCCTGAGAACCAGCCCCCGGTCCATGAAGAGCGCCACGGGAGGCGCGATACCTGCGTACATGGGGTCACATTCCATCGCAAGAAAAGAATCCCAAAGGCTGGTGTGGATTACCACACGAAAGTGGTTGACGCGGTGAATCACCAGTGTTTCCTTACGCACTGTCAGGTGTGGTGGATGACGAAACGCCAATTAAGGCTGCCCGTTGTCCGAGCGCAAAGCGCGAACCCCATACCCGGCATGCAGAACATCATGAGTGTATCCACAGTTCCGTCGGTTGCAGTTCCGACTGCTCCAGTTGTTCCCACCCTCACCCCTGAACTCCTCGTCGCGATCCTTGCGGGCAACGATCCGAAGCGGGTTCAAATCACGCCGGAGATGGCAGCGGTCATCCTCCGGGATTACAACCGCCACAACCGGCCGTTGTTTGCTGTCACCTCAACGCACTACGCCGATGTCATGAAGCGCGGCGAGTGGACCTATACCGGAGATGCGATCCGGTTCTATCCGGGAAAAGGTCTGGCTGATGGCCAGCACCGGCTCGACGCCGCCGTGAAGGCGGGCTATACCCTCGATGTCGTCATCATTCCGAATTTTCCGGAGGATGCGATCATCTTCATCGACGGTCCGGGTCGCCGCCGAACTCCGAGCGAGGCTCTCTCGCTTCGCAAGGTCAGCAACAGCGACATCGTCTCTGGTGCTGTCACGCTGATCCTTCGGATCGGTGAATCGAAGGGGAACGTCTCGGTATTCGACGTTGTCACCTACTCGGCGCTGCATGAGGCAGAACTCAAGGCGAGCGTTGCGTTTACTACGGCGCTCTTCAACAAGTACCCCAACTCCGATGTCGTCACCAATCGCGAGGTGGCGGCGTGGCATTACAGCGCGATCCGTGCAGGATGCCCCGTGGCGACCATCGAGTCGTTCCTTGACGCGCTCGTGGCCAATGAGGACGACGGTTCAGTTCCGAGCCGCCTTGGCAACGAACTCATCAAGGCACGCGAGGAAGCGTCATCGGGATATACGTCTCGCCATCGGTGGGCCGCACTCGTCGAGTGCTTCACGCACTTCGCGAAGGGTGGTCCCGGATCGAAGACCATCAAGGCTCTGGTCAGGGGCAAGAACAAGAAGGGCAAGGTGAGTGTCCCTTCGTGGCCGAGCACCGAACCCAGCGCGGTTGCAGTTCCTCCGCCTTTGGCCGCAGCCGCCTAATTAGATCCTGAGATTAGCACCGGGCGGCTTCCTCACGGGGGCCGCCCCTTTTTTCACCAAATGAAATACCACGCTGTAGTTACATTGTTCCCGGCAATCGAAGGCGATGACTTCCTTGAGATGGAGAAGGACATGAAGAAGAATGGATTCGACCCGGCGTTCCCGATCACCACGACCAAGATCGGCGGAGAGACCGTGCTTGTGGATGGGCGTAATCGCCTTGAGATGGCGCAGAGACTCGGCATAGAGCCCGCATGGAACAACATCGACTTCGAGAGCGAGGAAGCCATTTTTGCTTTCGCGCTAAGGGCCAACCTCAGTCGGAGGCATCTCAATGCCAGCCAGAAGGCAGGCGTCGCAGTTAAGATACTTCCCTACTATAAGAAACAGGCGGCGGAGAGGATGAAGGCTGGCGGCGGGGACAAGAAGAGTGAGTCATACAAAGAATCGGGTAGCACTCCCGGAGTACTACCCGATTCCGGCAAAGCCATCGAACAAGCTGCCGCTGTTGTGGGGGCCAGTAGAGACCTCGTACAAGCTGCCGCCAAGGCTGCCGAGAAAGATCCAAGTATCCCTGACAAACTAATCAGTGGTGAATTACGAGTACGGTCTGTGACGGAGCCCGATGGCAAGAAAAAACTCTACGTGGCCAAGCAACCTCCACCCATATCTAAGGGAAGAATAGAGAAGAGGGAACAGAACAAGGCCAGTAGGCTTGTGGATAAGTTGCCATCTGATCTCACTGACAATATGAAAAAGGTGATCGGGAAGGATTGGCCACGTTACGCTCGAATGCATGCCGTACTTCCGCCGGAGTTTCGTGCCGAGGCAGATAGTATGATCATGGATGGCAAGCGAGTTGCCTATAATGTCCACAGGAATGCGATTCACCTTGGTCAGTTCGTGCCGGAACTGGCAGACAATGCGGTGGAGTTCTTCGTTGAGAAGGGGTGCTTCGAAATCGCCAAGTGGAGGAAAATCGCCGAGGAGCCCCAGCAGGTTCTTCATCGGTCCAAGGCGCAGGACTTACTCAATGGACGCCCTCTGGATAGGGATGGCGTGGCCAAGCACGCAGTTCAGCAGAGTGGATGGATTATTACCCCGGCGGCAGGATGGGAGGTATTCACTGGCAACGATCCGGAGGGGAGGGAAATCTACGGGTTCATCCGCGACATCCTTGCGTTCTCCGATTTCTGCGGCAGTCGTGGGAAACAATGGAATGATCCTGAGGTCTGGCAAGCGCGGCGTCAGATGCTTGAGGGCCTTGGCAAGACTATCGGTGCCGGGAAGCTGGGGAATATCAGTCGGTGGGAAACCGCGCTAAAGGCATGCGGAAATACGAAGGTGCCCGCCTGAGGTATTAGTGAACTTACGCTTGACAAGGTGGCCGTTGAGTCCGATCCTCGCGGCACCTTATGACGGAAAAGAAAACCATCCACTGGAAGCGTCGCAAGGCGATGGCGGAGTATTGGAAGCGGTACTGGCGCAAGCAGGAGAACAGGTGGGCTGGCTCGGTCTTCGGTCGCCTCACGGTCACGGGTATCCTCCCAAGACAGTCTTCCGGGAATCGGCGCGTGTCGATGGCGAAGTGCCTGTGCGCTTGCGGCCGGTCGGTTGAGGTTCGCCTGAACAATCTGCGCACTGGCAACACCCGGTCCTGCGGCTGCGCCCACGGAGTCCGGTATGGGAAGACCGGCGCGGAACGCAAGAAGACCGTGGTCGCATACTGCCGGGAGGCCGGGATCTCCCGCTCCACTTTCTACAACTGGGCAAAAGCATCATCCAAAGCACCACATGGCAACAGCAAGTGATTACGAACGGCGGACGTACTGGACCATATATTCCGGACGGTTCGCCACCCGGACTCAAGCCAATGCGCTGGGCGCATTCAGGCGGACCAACAAACTCGGCAAGGAAGTCTGGGAGAAATACTACGACCAGCTCGAAGGGGTGATCTCCCACTTTGAGGCGCAGGATTCAAAGTTCGGTAAGCAGCTCATGATTGAGCTGGACGGCAGCGACATCATTAAGGTGCCGTGGTCGTCCCGGTACACGACCGGGTTCCTGTCCTGCTATCCCAACTTTGATCCCGAGGTGCCGGTGGCTTTCCGGCCCTACGCATTCACGCCGGAGGATCAGCCGGACAAGATCAGGCGCGGGTGGACGATGATGCAGCAGAAGGCCCGCATTCCTGCCGCGTACACGAAGGAGGAACTTCCCCGGCTCAAGGAGTTGACGGTGAAGGGGGTCAAGGTCTGGGACGACACCGACCTCCTCAACTTCCTTTGGGACGGGGCGATCAAGGCGTGGGCCATCAATCAGGAGGGAGCGACTCCGCCCGAGCAGCAGCGTGGCGCGATCAACGAGGACGATGACGAGCCGCCTTTCTGATATGGAAGCCGAGCCCTACCAGCAAATCCTCTTTGTCCTCGTCAGGATCGAGCAACGGCTGGACGACATCGAAAGGTCTCTGCGCAACAAGAAGGGCCGTCCGTTTAAGTCCCTCCCGTTGCCGGACAATCCGCCTGAGCCCGAGAAGCGCACCGAGGCCCAGCGTGCCAACGACGCTCTCATCTGCGCGCTGGCGACGTGTGAGGCTGGCGAGCAGGTATGCTCGGTTGGAGGCCCCGAAGTTTCCCGGTACGCGAAAATCCTAAAGGACATCCGCCAGATCGAGCCCGGCGTCATGCCGGAGGACATCATCCACCGTTGGCGGAACCTGTTAACCCACTGGCCGAAGAATGCTATGACCGTAAACGCTCTTGCCAAACACTGGAGGCGGGCGGTTCTGCCCGACCTCAGCCGACGACTGCCCGCCGACGCAACCGCTCAGGCGCGTGCGGCGTACCTGCGGGCAAAAGATCAGGGGGCATGGTGAAAACTGCTGCTGAAGCCCTCAGGGGCGCGCAGATCCCCGTTCCCGTGGCCACCAAGCCGGAGATGTACTCCTACCCGGACACCTGCAAGGACTGCGGGAAGGCGATCCGGCCTGAAGTTGACCTCCGGGCCTTCAAGTTGAACCCGGCGATTGAGCAACTGTCCCGGATTATCGTCTGCGAGGACTGCGCGGAGTGGCGGCACACCCTCCGGGATCTCGAAAGTGACGCCGACCGGCTCATCTCTGGCTTCCGTGGCCGTCTGGAACGACTTTTCGGCAAGGCGATGGAGGAGAAGGAGGAGGTTGCCGAGATTACGAAGCTCCAAGCCGTGGCAATCGAGAAGGTTGGACCCATCACAGCCCGGTTTGCGGCTCTGGTCGCCCACAAGAAGGGCTCCGGGGCCAAAATCCTCGAACTCAAAGAGGAACTCCTGTCGGTTTTCCTGACCACGCGCCGGATGGATGGCCAGACCGTGCGAAAATTACGTCCGTACAACGAAACCAGAACGATCCTCCGGAGATATCTGGACCGCTCCGGGGTCCACGTTCACAATCATTGGAGAAACACCGAAGATGCGCCCCCGTAGTCGTGCAGTAAACCCCGATGCCTCAGCAAGTAAGGAAGAAACACTGATAAACTTCCCCGGCGGGACTTGGCTCAAGAGCGGCACCCGGATGGTGAGGCAAACCTTACTCGATCACGCCAAACATAACCATGCCACGCTCGGATGGGATCTTGGCGGCCCTATGATCGGGCTTCTCTTCGAGGATACGACCGTTGCCGTCCCGGTTTTCCGGGGCGAGTGGCGGCCGGAGGACGAACTGGGTGAGGATCCTCCATGATTCCGGAATTCATCAAGAAATTGACCGACAATGGCTACGTCCTCGGGCCGCAAGGTTATACTCACAAGAGTCGGCTTCGTCCCGTGGAAGCCGCGCAGCCCCAATCGGATCAAAGGGGTCAAATCGAAGGTCGGGGCGTGGTCCGACGCCAAAAGGGCGGTCCAAAGGATCGTCCACGAACCCGACACAAGTCTTCTGGCAATTCTAGAGGCGGCACGGCACGTCTTGTCGTCACCATCGTCCAGCTCCGACGCCGACTCCTCGACGATCATGACAACCTCCGAGCCTCCCTGAAGGCATTCGTCGATGGCATCGCCGAGATTGTCGGAATCAAGGACAATGACCCGAGGGTCGTGTGGGAATATGGCCAGATGGTGACTTCCGGCGAGGAGGGGGTGCTGGTCCGGGTCGGCTTGGAGACAACGCTGTGAAGTTTATGGTCATCCGCCGGGAATTGGTCAGCTCCCTCAAGGGGATGCTCCGTTTCGTGCGGGCGGCAGGTTCTCCAGCTCCGGTCGTGGATATCGAAGCCAGAAAAGGGGGTGGCGTCGTTTTCACCGCCACCGCCGATGGCGTTGACGTTCAGGCAGCCAAGGATTTCGTAGCGGTAGCGGAATCCGGTAAATGCACAGTGCCTCTGCTTGAATTTCTGACGGTCTGCGACCGGAGCTGCGAGGAGTTGTTCATCGAGCAGGATAAGCCCGGTGTCCTCTCGGTCTTGCGCAACGGGATCAGGGCGGAAATCAAGGCTAGACCGATGAAGCACGGGCATGGCCTCATCAAGTTCTCCGGGGACCGCCGCATCTTCGAAATAAGCCCACGCGACTACGTGGGACTCGCCGTCGTGCTCAAGGCGGAGGATCCATTCACGGAGGTGTTCTGTGGCGGGTCCAGTCTGGGCTTCAGCACGGTTGGCGGCACTGGGGTTGAGATTGCCTATCGTCACCGGAGCCCGGAAAAGCTGAGTTGCATCACCAAGTCGGCGATCCTGTCCGAACTTGGTCGGTGCGTGGAGCCGAGGATCCAGTTCGAGGACCATGACCTCGTGGTGCGCGACAGCTTCTGCGCCTACCGCATCAGTCATTGCGAAAACGGGCACAAGTCCTCATGGGACAAGGTTTCGCAGAGCGTCAACGCCATGGACTGGGTGATGGTGGAGGGCGAGGCCGTCAGCGAGATGATGGCGAAGGCGGCTGGCGACTGCGTGGAGGTCAGCTTCGACGGTGACCGGCTTCACCTTGGTGACCAGAGCCTGATCCCGTTCGATACGCACGTTCCGGTCGGTCGCCGCAGGGAAGGGGTTCAGCCGTGGCGGGTTGTCTGCCGCACCGAGCCCGCCAGTCGGGTTCTCGCCAGAGTTCGCGGCCACGCACGGATCGGCCCCTCCGGCGGATACCTCGCTTGCGTCTGGATCGGGGAAGGTCTGGCGGCGGCCTTGATTCCCGGCGGGGTCAAGGCGGGAATTCGTCAGTCGGGTGAGGGATATCTTCTGGAGGCCGCCCCGCCTTGATGACCCAGAGTTCGTCAAGGTTCACGATCATATGTCGCGGCACGACAACCATCTCCCCGTCGGCAATGGCCCTCATAAGTTGGGTAAGGCTGGGCCTGTTGGCGTAAAGATAGCCAAAATCATAGGCGATCTGGTGGAGCTGCCTATTCTGGGCGGCCGAGAGTTGGATGCCCAAGGAAAGCCGTTGCTCCCCAAGGGGCACTACTACCGGCCTGCCACCTATCGGAATGGGATCAGGCAACGCCCAAGGTGGGAGCCCATTCTCCTCCGGTTTGGGCCGGTGGCCATTTTTCATGGGGGATTTGTACCCAGTCGGACGCAGCGGAGAACCATGGAGGCGATAGACATGAGCAACAGCAACACTACCGTTTTACAAATTGGGATGTCCCTTAGGGAGCTGGAGAATCTTGAAATCATTGCCGGGGAGCTAGGTGTTCCGGTCGCTCCGACTGGCCCGAAGACCGGCCGACGCAAGACCATGGCACTTATCCGCCTCATCGCACGGGGCGAAGTTACCTGCGAATGGGCCATCCGGGAAAGCCCGCAGGAAATACCAGATCTCACTGACGAAGTTCCTTGACCCAAACAACCATGTGTGGGAAACCACACCAAGTAAATCTATGCACGAATTCGACGAGATGGTACGCAAATTGGGACGGATCATTGTCCCGATATCCGAGGTGTCCGAGGCCAGCCCCACATCGGCGGCCGGGCAGGCTGTGAGCGGGGTTCATTGGGGAATCATGATGGGCGATACGCCGATCACCGGCCGGATCATGATGCCGGTGGATTCTGCGGGCAATGCTTCGACGGCATTCAACACTGCCCGCAAGGAGGTCGAGCTTATGTTCGCCACCTACTTCCCGGCATCGGTGGTTGCCCCGTCGATCAAGGCTCCGCCCCCGTCGGTCCCGGAGACCCCGGCTGCCGCGACCGCTCCTCCTGCTTCTGCGCCTGCGAAGCGTGCGATGAAGCCTGTTCCGCCCGTCTCCGCGCCAGCGCCCGCGCCAGTACCAGCGCCCGCGCCAGCAGCAGCTCAACCCGCTCCCGCGCCAGCGCCTGAACCTGAGCCTGAACCAGAACCGGAGCCTGAGCCGCCTGCCGCGACAGATGGTCCGGATCCCGGCGACTTCATCGTGGACTACGTCTGCAACTACAAGGGGCAGCCCCTGCGCAAACTCAAGCGCGAGACGATCCAGTGGTTCTCCCGCCATCCGAAAACCGACACGCCTCAGTTCCGAGACCTCCGGGCGGCGTCCACGGCTTGGCTTGCGAAGATGCCTGCGGAAGCCACGGCGGAACCGGCAGCATGAGGGTCACCAATCAACTCGGTCTGCCGGGGGCGATCTACGATTCGGTCGTTCCCCGGCAGACTCAGGAGGAGCGCCGATCACGGGCGGACATCTCGGTCACCGAGATGATCGGCCCGCCACGGATCAAGCAGCTCCGCGATGCCTACGGCGACAAGATCAGCATCGACGTCATCGACAGGTTCTTCGCGCTCTGGGGCTCTGGCTTCCATGAGTTCATCTCGAAGTCGACGACGGCGCACACCGAGGTCCAGTTATTCAGCCAGTGGACTGGCACCAATCGGACGTGGTCAGTGGCGGGGATTCTTGACCTGATCGAGAACCACAAGCTTTACGATTACAAGACGTTGCGGGCAGGTGCCGTGCAGGGGCCGATCAAGCCGGAGTGGGAGGCGCAGCTTAACTGCTACCGGCGGCTGGCGCGGGACAATGGGATCGAGATTGCCGAGATGTTCATCATCGCCGCGATCCGGGATTACACCCCGGTCGAGCGATACCGGGATCCGACCTACCCGGTGGGTCCAGTGAAGATGATCCCGATCAGGATCTGGTCCGACGACAGTCTCGACGCCTACATCTCGTACCGGCTTACGCAGCACGAGGAGAGCTATCCCCTGTGCACGCACGATGAGCGGTGGGCCAAGCCGAACGAGTACGCCCTCATGAAGGCGGGTGGCAAGCGGGCCACTGGCATCTACAAGACCGCCAAGGAAGCCACCGAGCAGATGAACCTGCGCAAGCAGGCGCTCAGCGCGGCCGGGAAGCCGAGCGACGTCTACGACATTCAGGAGCGGAAGGCAGAGTCGATCCGTTGCAAATACTACTGCGACGTGTGGGAATTCTGTGAGTTCGGACGGATTGAAAGACTCGGTTCCGACGACCCCCCATGAGCACTGCAACCGAAGCTGACGTGGTGGCCAAGGCCATCGGGATGAAGGTCCGCTCTTTCCTGAACGACTACTGGGAGCAAATCACTCAGGCGGGTCAGGACCACGAGCAGGGGATGGCCAAGATCACGATGGGGATCACCATCTCCACGGTCCACGCGAATACGCCGCACACCGTGGCGATAACGATTCCACTTGGCAGGATCCGGGAGACGCGGGTGATCGAGCAGGACGAGCTGGAATCGCCGGACGGGCTGGCGGACGACGACGTTGAGGCGAGTCGGATCCCGGCGCTGGAACAAATTCAGGATCGGGATGAGATCCCGTAACCGATGTTGTTCAAGAAGTCCGTCAAGCATAAGGAAGGGCTCAGGTTCTATGTCGTTGGAGGCCGGAACATCACATACGAGGTGGACCTCGCGGAGAATCCGCCGCATGGCTGGTGCTCCTGCGAGGACTTCGAGTTTCGGAAGCAGCAGGTTCAGGGGCAGACCAAGCAGCCCGTCCGTTGCAAGCACATCGCCTTCGTCCGTGAACTTGTCGTCGATGGAGTTATTGAGGCGTACACCAAGCAGCAAGAGGAAGCGGGTTCGGAGCGTTTCGGCGCGAAGGCGGGCACAGATGGCGGAGTTCAGCCTGATCGCGACGAAGTACCTTTCAGACCACCCCGTATGCGAACGGTGCGGCAAGAGACCATCCGTGGATCCCCATCATATCGTCCCCCGCAGCGTCGCTCCCGGAAAGATTCTGGACCCGAGGAATCTTATCGCCTTATGCAGAAGCTGCCACAACTGGGTGATGAGCCACCCTAAGGAAGCCCGAGAGCATGGATATCTCAAATTCAGCACGGACCCATGAGGATCAACCGGCAAATCCTCAACCAGTTCCCGCCATTTATCTGTCGAATGATGGCGCGTACCACGATCCAAAAGCCCCGCCGCCATGTCCGACCTTTGCGCGAGTCCGAGATCGCCAGACGAAGTGGGCTCCCGCTTCCCAAGGTGCTGGAGATCGCCGCAAAGGGCCAATGGGACGACGTACTGGTGGATGACATGTTCCGGTTCCTGAAGGGATGTGGGCTCGCCAGTCAGCCATGGCGATGGAAGCAGTACATCCTGCGCACGGCCGGGAAGGATCAGGCGTTCCGGTTCCTTGACGACTTGCCGGTGGACGAGCGGTCCAGAATCTCCGCGACATTCGTTGCCCACGGCAAGGAGTGGCTAAACAGGAAGTAGCCCTCACAATCTTTCCGCCGCCCGGTGAAGAACGAATCATCACAACCTGTCCCCGTGCGTTCTCTGTTATGCACTGGGATGACGCCGTCCGGCGTGTGCCGGGTGCGGCTCAAGACCAGCGCCTTCGCCGGGCGGCGGGATTAATCTTCTTCCATGCGAATCATCCACATAATGGAATCCGGCGACGGGCTCGGCTACGGCACTTCGACGAGCCCGCTGCGGATCGCCAACGCCGAAGAGTTCGACGAGATCTTCATGAAGTACCGGGATGACACCCGATTCATCCTTCACCCCGGTACGTATTACACCCGTGGCGCGTGGGCTTTCGACGGGATGGACTACTGCAATCTCGGGCCGGGATGTGAGTTGATCGGGGCCGGGTCGAAGGTGACCGAGATCAGGCTCGCGGCGGACTACGAGGACACGGTGGGCGGCCAGCCAGCTACCTACATCGAGACCTTCATCGCCGGGTCGCGCTCCGGGGCGAGCAGCTACGTCCGGGTCGAAGGGGTCAGCTTCATCTGCGACTGCGGGCTGCCATCCTCAGGGCTCCATACCTATTCGACGTCCGCCCAGATCAAGGACGTGGCCGTGCGCGGAATCGGCGGGGACTGGAACACGATGATCGAGGCGTTCGGGATCCTCTGCAACAAGTCGCCCACGTCGCCGGTCCACGGGAACTGCCGGATTGACGGCTGCGAGGTTTCGTCCGAGGGCGGGAATTACGCCACCTGCATCTATCTGGGAATCACGAGCGACACCGGGGCCATCATGGGGTCGGCCATTGTCGACTGCGTCGTCACGAGCCCGGAGGCCGCCGGGGCTCCGAAGCAGACGCACGCGGCGTACTCGGCCAACGAGAAGACGATCATCCAAGGTTGTCGGTCCAGCGGCACCGACCGCTTCTTCTTCTGCGACACCGGGCCGGTGCGGGACGTTCAGATCATTGGTTGTCAGGCGGACTTCCGGTACTGCGGGGTAGATGTCCCGGCCCCGAGCGCGGGCTTCGACCGGGCGCGGATTCAGATTTCGGACTGCATCTTCAGGACGGTCAACCCGACGACCAACCACGCGATTCTTGTCCTGCTTCAGGACAAGTCCGAGGAAACGGGAGGGGCTCCGGTCTATCTCGGGGACGTGATCGTGCGGGACTGCATCTGGTCGGCGGTAACGCCCACGCCACCGGCCACGCTGGATCTTTACGCGGCCAGCATCAAGGGGACGCAGGTGGAGGACATCAAGTTCCGGGGGTGCATCTTGCCGGATGGATGCCAGACCACCGCCGGGGTTTATCCGCCGACTCCTGCGGGCGAGGTTCTTTTCGAAGCATGAGCTACGGGATTACCAAGGTGCGATGCTGGAAGGTTGAGGAGAGCCTCCTAGCCATTCGGGTCTCTCGCGTGCCCCGCGACCGCAACCCTACGTCAACGGACATGGTATGGATCCCGAGGTCTCCGCTGGAGCACATCTCCACCTACGGGCCGACGCCAGAGGGCGCTTGGCCCGAGCTTGTCATCACCATGCCGGAGTCGCTGGCCGACCGGAAGGGTCTTCTGTGATTGACGCGGCGACGTAACGTGCGAGGAACTTCAAATGGCAAAGAAAACCAAGACTGCTGAAGCCGAACCGTTGCCTCCATTTGGCGAGGATTCCGAAGCTTTCCGTGACGGCAACGACCTCATGGAGGCGGTCGACTTATTCGAGACCCTCGTGGATGGGGAGCGGATGACATGCGAGAACGCGCCCGAGGAGTCACCCCAGCTCAAGCGGTTGGCGAAGGCGAGCGACGCCCTGACTATCCTGCGTGAGATCGTGGAGCTGGAGCCCAAGTAAGATCCGTGCCACGGAATGAGATCCCTCAGCTTCGAGGCGGCCATGTCGTTCATGCGCCTTGGATACTTGGCTGGGCTTGTTGGCTTTGGGTTCTTCCTTGGGTTCCTGACGGTGCCCGCTGTGGCATGGCTGGTCTGGTGCATGGCTGGATTCACGAGCCGGTTTCGGAGGGTGAGGTATGAACTGCTGCGCAATTCAAATGGTGGTAGTGGCCCCGTGTCCCCACTGTGGACAGGAGAGGCATCTGGAGTTCCATCAGGTTCGGCCGGGCGTATGCGGGATCTGCGCGGGCTGCGGGAACCTTTACGCGGTTGGAAATGGAGGACTGGTGAAGGTGTCAAAAAGGCAGGAGGCCCAGATGCCCAAGCCGATGCGCGACAAGGTCAGGCGCGACCGCAGGATTTGGCAGAAGATCTTCAAGGGCATGGCCGGGGTTGAGTGGAATTAAAGCCGGACCGAAACGACTGAGCTGTTCTCCACGGTAGTCGTTATCTCATCGGGTTGGTTGGCCTCATCCCGGAGGTCGCCTCCGATTTCCCCGCCGATACCGTAGGACATCGCATCGAAGGCATGGATTTCCGGGGAGCGTTTCACCCCGCCGGATGACGATGGCTTGAGGCCGATCATCGCGTTGATGCAGGCGCGGGACAGGACCGATAACGAGAGTCGACCATCAAGGAGAAGCCGCATCATGAGGGAGACTCTGGCGGCGACCGATCCCGGTCCCTTCTTCACTGGCCGCAGCCGGATTTGTTTCCGGGATGCGGCATAGACTTCCGCAGAGTGAGTCGATCCCTGTCCGCTCGACCGGAAGATGAAGGCGGTCGGATCCGCCCAGTCAACCCAGCGAACCCCGTCCGCTCCCCGCTTGGTCAGGACGTCCTGCCAGAAATCGCTCTTGTCCATGACTTGCCGGGTGAACTCGCGGATCGAGGTTGGCCGGTCGATGAGGGTGAGGTCGTCGATCACGTCGTAGCAGTAAGCGTTCTCGTAGAGTCGCTTGGTGATGAAGACGCAGGAGTGGTTGACGTCGCCCAAGTCCCAGCCCCGGATGATCTCGTTGGTTCCCATGGGCGGCATAAGGACCGACCAGAGGTGGCGTGGCTGGCCGGGATTGATCTCGCCGACGACGTGGGTTGTCTCCTCGAAGACGTTCTCGAAGATTGAACCCTCCGATGATGGAACCCATTGGGAGAGAATGTACCGGGCGTACTGTCGCGGGTGATTGCGGTAACGCTGGATCAGTGACTCCAGATCCTTCTGGTTGAGCCACGGGTTGTCTTCGATGGTGGCGGTGATGACCTTGTAGTCCCGATACCAGACCTGATCCTTTTCCGCCGGGTCGAAGAAGATCTTGTGGAGCCAGTGCTTTTCCCCCTCGTTGGGCGGGTTGCAATCGAGGATCAACTGATGGGCTTCGTAGGGAACCCCCATATGTTCCATTCGTAGCTGGTCCGCGCAGGCATTGAAGATCGAGGCGGGGAACTGGTCAGCCTCATTGACGTAGATCATCGAGAAGCGCGTGTTCTTGAGGAGCTGCTCGATCTCGCTGGAACGGTACGCGGAGATGAGCGAGCACCGCCCGATGTCGGCGCAGTGGTTCATGACCGAGAAGATTCGCCGCTTGGTATCCGAGAGCACCTTGGGCCGGATGATCCACGGGACAACCCCGGCGTCTGCCTGCCAGATTTTGGGGATGACGAATTCAGTGATGTCCGGCCAGACGCCCAGCCGACCTACCTCCTGACGCTTGACGATGATCCCGATATGCGCCCCGCGCTGTTCGTAGAGATGCTTGGTGAGTTTGTGGCAGATCGAGATAGTCTTGGTGGACAGCTTGGCCCCGGTCACGAGGAGGAACCTATGGCGGTCGTTGACAATCTCCGCTCCCTTTGGGTGGAGTGGTGGCTGCCAAGCGTCGTGCTGAATCAACATGTCCAGTGAGGTTAGGCACACAAGAAAGTGGTGGCAACCCGTGGTCTCCACATGGGCGGCCATCCACGGAGCGTTCAAATCGCTGCCGCTTCCCGAGGCGATTGGCCACATCGCTGGCGGGGCTTGGGGCCTGACGAAGGCGCTCTGGAGTTCCCCGGACAAGGAGCTTGGTGCCGAGCGGCTGAACACCTGCCGGACCGAATGCCCGTTCTACGACGCTGAGTACGAGACCTGCGGGACGCCCGGCAAGATGGAGCCCGACAGTGCGGTGCATCAGGAGGGGTGTTGGTGCTACCTCCCCTTGGTTGCCGGTTACCCAAAGAAGACCTGTTATGCAAGAAACCGGGGGCTCTCTATCGGTTGGAAGAGATGAGGTTTTCACCCGCATCGACCAGATGCACGGCCGCATCGAGGGGATGCAGCAGTGGACTCGGGAACATCTGCGCAAGACCCTCGATCAGTTTGATAAGCGCCTCGCCCGGCCGGACCTGTCGGCGGAGGACTTCGAGCGGTTGATGAACCAGAAGACGAGGGCGTTGCAGCTCCTCAATGAGGCCAACAACCGGTTCGAGCTGACGCTCCACCGCGAGGGACGCCTGCGGTTCGAGAAGATGAAGGTCCAGCTTCGCGGCCGGATCCGGGCGCAGAACCTCGTCGACGAGCACAAGCGCAGGCTGCGGACCACCGGGGATGACTACGACGTCACGCACGGGGCGATGCCGCAGCCCAAGGTGAAGATGTTCGTTCCCGGATGTGACTTCCGCGCCACGGTGGCGATTGACCGGGTGAACCGATTGCCGCCCGAGGCCATGCCTGAACCCCCTTGAAGATCCTGCGCAGTCGCTGATTCTATGTGTCCATGATTGACCCGAAGGTTCTGGCGGCATCTGGCTATGACCCCGAGAAGCTAAGAAAGAAGTTCCAGCCAGACGGCGGCGAGGCGGCGTGGGATCCCAAGATCAAGGAGTTGATCGACCTCACCTCGTCCAGAGTCCGGGAAGGGGTTAATCGGAATCTACGGAACGCCCGGTGGTACTGGTGCATTGATCAAGCCTGCGACGTCTCGCAGCAGCAGGTGTCGACGACCTTGGCCAAGGGGCTCATCTCCAACGGTGGCCGCGAGCAGCCGAACCTCATGTCGGTGGTGAAGGACTGGGGCCTCACCTCGATGCTCACCCCGGCGATGGATCCGATCACCCGCCAGCCGATGACGGACTCGGCGGGCCGCCCGATGATGAAGCTGGAGTTACCGACCTTCTTCAACGTCGACGTCCCGATCTGTCCGCAGTACGTGAAGATCCGCTGGGCAACCTTGGTGGAGCAGCGGGACCAGTCACCCTTCCTCAAATACGAGGCGCAGGTGCCTTCGCGGGAGAACCACCTCCGCACCCAGATCATCACTTGGCGGGGGGAGCGGATGACTCAGGACATGGGATACCGGGCTGACTTCCGGCAGGAAATCCTTACGATGCTCAAGTATGGAACGGCCCTTGTTTTCGCCAAGGAGCCATACTATCGAGACGTCCAGCTCAGGCAGATTCAGAACGACAAGGGGGAGAAGACCCTCGATCCCGTGGTGGTTCGCGAGGGAATCCGAAACGACATCCCGCATCCATCTCGGGCCTTCATCGACCTCGCTCACCGGGTTCTCAGCGTTAACACCGACACCGGGGTCCAGTACGCCGGTTACTGGGATATCTACCGCTACGGGGACATCCTGACGAACAAGCGGTACTGGTTCACGAAAGAGGAGAAGGAGTCGGGGAAGGCGGTGGGCTCGCTGTCGTGGATCGAGCACTCGGCATGGGATCTTTATTCGACCATGTACCCGTGCACGATAGCGATGCCGGATGCCCTCTGGGATTCGAACTCGCAGCGGTCGGAGGTGGATCGGTCGCAGGAGGCGTACCGTTACACCTACACCAAGCACGATCAGGGCACGGTGGTCGCGAAGCTCTACCAGAAGATCAACCCCAAGCAGTTCGACCTCTTCGATTACGACGCCCAGATCTGGTTCTGCTTCCACATGATCAACGACCGGACGCCGCTCCTCGTTGAGCCGTTCTGCTACACGCCGGTGCGGGCCTGCCCCTACGATGCGGACCAGAACTTATGGCGCATCAGCTCGATGGTCACGGACATCATTCCGTACCAAGACCAGCTCAGTAATCTCTTCAGCCAGTTCCTCCTCACGATCCGCCGGAACCTCGTCAACATCATCTGGTACAACAAGGACGCGGTCGGGCCGGATGTGATCGAGCGCCTGAACCGGATGGGCAAGGAGCTTTATACGGATTTGAACTTCGTCCCGATTTCCTTCCGGGACATGAGCTACGAGCCGACGGCCGGGGAGCCGCAGAACCTTTTCCGCCCGGTCGCCTTCGCCTACGGGAACATCAGCGACATCATGCAGGGGATCAGCACGACCCTCGATATGGTCGAGCGGATCCTCGGGTTCACCGCACAGGAGACCGGCAGCACCGCCCGCCACGTCCAGACGGCGGAGGAGATCAAGGTCAACCAGACCTACACCAGCAAGCGGGTGGCCCTGACCGACTCCTTCATCGACAGCTCGATACAGGCTTGGAAGGAACAGATCTACGCCGGGTTCATGGCCTATGGCGACGACCTCGTGATGGCGCAGGTGGCTGACCTCGATGGGGCTTCGAAGGAGGCTCTCGACAACATGGGCTTCGAGATCGAGGAGGGCGACGGCAAGACCTACGGGGTGATCGGCCCGAAGTCGGCCCTCACGGTTTCGGCGTTCGCTTCCGACCGGGAAGGGGTTCGCCGGGGTGACGATGCCCAGCTCGCGATGGGCCTCATGCAGTTCGCGCAGACGGTCTTCTCGGTGCCGCAGGTGGTGGATGCGATGGGCACGGAGGGCATCGTCGACGCCTTCAACACGATTGCCCAGTTCTCCGGCCTGCCGAAGAACGTGAAGATCAGGCCCCCTTCGAAGGAGCGTCAGCAGCTTCAGGAGGCAGCGGCGGCCGGTGGCGTTCCCCCGGAGATGGCAGCCGCAGCCGCAGCAGCGGGTGGTGGCGGGGGCGGTGGTGCCCCGGCCGGTCCTCAGGGCGCTCCTCCCCAGCAGCAGGCTGGCCCCTCACCCGACGACATCATGGCGCGGGTGCAGGAGATGGTTGCCCAGATGCAGGAGCAGCAGATGGGTGCCTTCGGCGAGACCATCAAGACGCAAGTCATTGAGCCCCTACAGGAGATGATCCAGCAGGTTCAGCAGGCTGGCGAGGGCAACACCCAGCAGATCCAGCAGCTCATGCAGGCCATCGAGATGATCATGGGCCGCATCGCCGCGCTGCCCCAGATGCCGATGCCTCCGATCCCGATGGGGGGCGCATGATCGACCTCATCCGCAAAGACTTGGCCCTCCCGGTCCGGAGGGAGTTAGACGACTTCTTCGGCTCGGCACCGTTCTACGCCATGATCGAGGCGATGCACTCGGAGGCGGATGGGCTGGCCGCCAAGGCCGGGTGCATGCGGGCCGAGACTCTCGACGAGTCCGAGATCAAGCGTCTCCTCAGGGATTCCGAGAAAGTCCGGACCGCCGCCGAGGTTATGCGGGAGTACGCCTCCGGGAAAAGAATGCTCCAACATACGAGCATTGTGAGTGTGGTTATCCGCACTTCAGCTTGATTAATTCTGACCGTGGTCCCAAATCCATAATATGGCTTCCGACAAAAAGACGACGACGGTGGAGGAAACGAAGGTTGAACTGAAGGGGGCAGAGGCTCCGAAGGTCATCAATATCGAGATCCCGGACGAGCCCAAGCCGAGGCCAGAGCCGAAGGCGGATGGTGATCTTGGTGCGGTGCGGCAGGGCATGTCGGAGGCGGTTCCCTTCATCGGTCGGCTTCTCGGCAAGAAGGAAGCGCCTGCGGCCAAGCCCAAGAAGGAGGAGAGTGCGGAGGGTGGGGATGCGGCTGCGGCCAAGAAGGTTGAAGACGGCAAGGTGGCGGACGACCGCACGGCCGAGGCGGTCCTCAAGGTCAAACCCAAGAAGCGGGAGGAGGGCAAGAAGGAGGAGCCCGCGCCCGAGGAGAAGCTGGAGCCCAAGCAGGGAATGTCGGTGGAGCAGGTGGCGGAGGTGGCGTCGGCTGCGGCGGTGAAGGCGATCCGGTCAAGCCAGCCCGCGCCCGAGAAGAAGGATGCGGCCAAGAAGTCATCCACCAAGGAGTACCCCGAGGAGTACCGGCAGAACGCACAGGTTTTCGATTACCTCTCGGTCGCCAAGCCGGACCAGTACGGGGACATCAAGGAGCGGCTCGTCGCCTTCGACCAGAAGCATCGGGAGTACGTTTCGAAGTGGGAGGAGGAGAATCCGGGCGAGAAGTTCGATGCCGATGACGAGGACCACGCGGAATTCTACAACAAGAACTTCCCGGACATCGACCTCGACGACGTGGACGAGGCCGAGGAGGAAGTCCAGAAGGCCAAGTTCTCAGCCGAGGCCAAGCGGGTCGCCGAGGAGCACGTCAAGCCGCTCCGGGATCAGCTTGAGCGCAAGGAGGTTGAGGCGCGGGTGGCGACCGTCCTGCCCGCCATTGAGAAGGATGAGATATCCCTTCTCAAGACCGTGTTCGAAGCCGTTCTCCCCGAGGGCACTGACCTCAAGATGGACAAGGAGAGCCTACGGAAAACCGCCGAGGATTTCGAGATGGAGGCGGAGATCGCCAACGAGGTGGCGACACCGGCTGCGGATCTGATCGGAACCTACCAGCTTATCGCCAACCGGATCGTTCCCTATAACCCCAAGGAACCGATCCACGCCACCTTGGTGGAAAGCCTTGAACGTCTCGAACGATTCATCCAGTCGCGCCCGGCGGATGAGCGGATCCGGGACGGCAAGCGGTTCGTACCGCTGGAGAAGTTCGTGGCGATGAAGCCCGAGGAGCAGCAGGGATTCTGGGCAATCAATCACGACGAGGTGGTGGCATGGATTGCCGAGGAGGCGCGGCAGACTGCGGTGAAGAAGTGGGAAAAAAGAAAATCGCAGCTTGATAAGTATTCGTCCCGCAATGGGGGAACGGTCTCGGTATCTGTGCGGAAACCCACACCTCAGCCAGAGGAGAATGGTTCTTCTAACCCGTTCTCGTCCAGTGTTGTAGGACCGGGCGGTGGGGATTCAGGCCGAGGTCACGTCGGATATGGGGAACAGGTGCGGTCCAATCCGGCACAGCATGGGATAGGTGCGTTGATGCGTAGTATCGGGATGGTTAAGGTTCCGAAGTAAATCTCGAACCTGACCATGGCCTTAACAGTCTCAATCCCAGAAACCGCATGGAAGAAATGCTGCCCACACGTCGTTGAAGATTTCGACCGCTGCGGCGGCATCTCGGTTTGCAGTGTCAAACCGATCATGCCCGACGAGTGGGATACGATCTACCTCGACAACGGCATGCCCCGTGTGGACTCGGCTCTCGCCGAGGCCGACTTCGTTGGCAAGTCATGCCTGCCCAAATCCAACGGGCTGTACGATTTCATTTCCGCTACCCGCCGCCAGTGGAGCCGTGGGTTTCAAGGCAACCGCAAACGCATGGATGGCTCCCTTGAATATGAGCCGTTCGTGAAGATGTCCCGCAAGGGGCCGATCAACAACCAGTGGTGGACTGCAACATATGGCGGCGTCCTCACCGGCACTCCTCCCGCGAAGGATCAGCATATTTATGTTGTCGAGTCCCTCTCGGATTCCATCCCGGCAAATGTCCAGTGGTTCCCTCCGGGGATTCAGGTGTTCTTCTCCGGCCGGGCCGACAACAAGAAGACCGTGATCGCGGCGGGCGTGGTGCGCGATGCCCAGATTGTCGGGACCGACCTGAAGATCTGGGTGGAGATGTCCCCCGAGGATACCGCTCCAAGCTCTGGCGTGGGCGCGGTCAATGTGAAGACCGTCCTCACCCGTGGCGTTCCCAACGTCTCGGACTACGAGAGCTACTGCCCGATCCTCCCGGCTCTGAACACCAATCAGGAGGCGTACTTCTGGGTGGGCACGACCCGGTATTCGGTCTGCGACTCCGAGGTCCAGAACGATTTCATCCAGCGGGTACTCAAGGACAACAAGCTCTACCGGCAGCACATTCACGTCCCGGACGTTGAGTACACCCGGCAGGTGACCGAGGACTTCCAGCGCCGGATGGTGGAGCAGTTCTTCTACGGCAAGGCGTTCTCGGACAAGCAGAACAAGGACGAGTGGGACGAGTTGCCCATGATCACCTTGGACTACGGCACCTTCCTCGGGCCGCACACGATTGGTCAGGACACCTGCATCGGCCGCAAGGCCAACCCGGTGGGTGTCGTTTCCCAGCTCAACGAGTGCAATCGGGTGCGCGACTGGGGCGGCACGAACAACGACGCCGCCTTCGACCTCACCGACCTCTTCGAGGAGATCTACGCGATGCAGCGCGTGCGGTCGGAGAACGGCGTTGAGTCCAACGTCTTCGAAGTCTGCATGAACACGACCTTCGCCCGGCTGTTCCAGTTGGCGATGATCAAGTATTACAAGGCCCAGACCGCCGACACGCTGGCGATGAACTGGGACTTGGGTGCCCAGAAGCAAGGCCCCTTCGGGTTCTACTTCCGCGATTTCGTCCTCGATTTCCCGGCGGGTGTCATCCTCCGGGTGATGACCCACCCCTTCTTCGACGACTGGGCGGACGCGCACCGGCAGGCCGATGCGGCGATCACCCAGCAGGGCAATATCATCTGGATGATCGACTGGTCCACGATCTATCAGGCGATTATCTCCTCGAACTCGGTCACGAATAAGACCGGCGACGTGCAGGAGATGGCGCGGGTCTCGGCGGAGCTGCTCTGCATCATGAAGACCAAGCAGACCACCTATCGCCATACTTCGACGACGTTTACGAACGTGGTCGAGTGCCCCGGCGGCTCGCTCATGATCTGGAATATTCCCTATCTTGAGCCGGTGGTCGGTCCTCAGACCTTCTTTGGTATGGGACGCATTCCTTACGACGACAACATCGACTGCGATCCGGCGGTTCCGTAAAACAAGGCCCGCTCCGTTCTCTGGACAGGTGCGGGATGGTTCCATGGGACGGGGCGTGACCTTGTCGGTTACGCCCCGTTTTGTTAGGAGACCCGTGATGAAGTACTACCTCAAGCGGAACATCTTCTTCCCGACCATTGAGGTTGGGGGGAAGCCCATCGAGTGGGAGAGGATCGCCCGGACATCGGTGGGGATGTATGCGACGAACAAGGAGGAGGAGATCGAGGTCTTGGATGGGTGGACCAAAAAGCCGGGAGCGCCCGTGTCCGTGCTCGATAAGAAGGAGTACGAGGTTCATTCAAAAAAAAACACGGCGTTCCATTCGCCTCAAAAAACCAAGACAACCTTCCCCAGCGCCAACACGCGGACCGATCCACTGCACGACCCGCCGGGGCCAAAGACCCGACCACACAGTCCATCCTCTCCCGGATCGTCAAGGCCACCCGTTCCTGTTGCGGCAGAAGAACCTAAGCGTTCTCCCGCCAAGCGTAAGACCGTGGTCTCTGCACGCACGAAGGGAGTCCTTCCTTCCGGGGTGGTGAAGTCGAAGCGTTCCATTGGGCACGTTCCTCCATGACCGTTTCCGAGATCGTCGACAGGGTACTCTCGCTGGCGTTCCCGAAGAAGTTCGGGCACTCGATGCTGGCCCTGAAGGAGCACCATGTCCGGCATGGGCTCACGGAGGTGCAGCGGCGGGTGGAGGGATTCCGCGTCGCCAACACCACGATCTTCAACGCCACGGCAGAATATATGGTCTCGGGGGCAACCCTCGTCTCGGCCCCTCAGGGATTTATCGAGCAGGTCGCGGTGGGCAATCTGAACTGCATGACGACCTTCTGCGTCTTCGAGCCGTACCCGAAGGTGCAGCAGAGGCAGGCCGACTGGGCGCGTGTCAACCTCTGCGGTGACGCCACCAAGGTGCTGCCGTGCTACCCGCAGGCGCACGTCGTCTGGGCGCGGGACCGGGGCGACATCATGATCTACCCGTGGGTGCCGCCGCCGTGGCAGATCGGGATCCGGTGGAACGGGATCGTCCGGGACTGGGGCGAGACGAATGACGTCTGGTGGGGCGAGTCCGCGATTGAGGCCCTGCGGCTTTACGTCCTCTGGAAGTCGGCGGTGGACGATAACTGCGACCAGAACCGGATCGGCATTGCGAAGCAGGACTTCGTCGACGAGGCGGCCAAGCTCAAGACCGAGGACTTCCAGATCCGGAACCCCTCACCCCTGCCCACCTACATTGCCGAGATCCTCAGTCAGGGCTGGTGCATGCCGGTGCCGACCACGCCTGTGCCGCCACCGACAGAACCGCCACCAGTAGAGCCGCCCCCAACCGAACCCGTGGAAGATATGGAAGTAAACGAACTGACTGTGACAGGAGGAATCACCCTTGGCGGGGTGAGGATCGCGGCGTGGCCTGAGGACGTCGGCAGCGCGGAGGGGATATTTCTGGATTACAACTTCAACCCCAACCCACCGCCGCCTGCCTCTGGCCAGATTCGCAGGGACAACGCCGACGGCACGCTGGCCAAGGCCCTGCTGGTTCACAAGCTGGGCAATGGCGGATCAGACAACACCAAAGTCCTTAATAAGATTCCAACCGGGTCATTGGTTTATCTACAGGACTGGAACGATTCCACGAGGTGGGTCAGATATATTACGTCGGGCCAGCCTACTTTGGTTTCGGATACTTACTACGCCATCCCGGTTGATTATCATAGCGACAGCGGGGTTATTCTTCTGACCCAGAGGATAGCAATGTATTTGGCGGCCGTGACTCCTCCATGACACCGGCCGAATTACAGGCGAGCAGGATCAGGGGTAGGCCGGACCTTCCTCGTGCGGAGGATTCCGTGATCCCGCCGACCATCGAGATCGACCCGAGGTTCGAGTCGGCTTTCCGGCAGCAGGCTGAGAACATCCGCAAGTACAATGAGGAGTTCCGGAGGTGGTGGAACGACTACGTAGTCCGGAAGACCAAGGAGTGATATGCCCAGTGGAGTAACCGGCGACGACATCCCGAAGATCAGCGGGGCCATGGAGCCGTGCGACGTCATGTCGGCATTGCTTGAGTCGGTGGAGAAGCTCACGATGCTGGTCGAGAGCCTCTATGGCGAGGAGGGTCTACCCACCATCGTTCATGCCCGCGAGATTGGGGCCATCACTTTCCCTCAGGGATTCCTCGCCAGCTTCCACGTCCCCGAGGGGACGTCCCTCGCGGAGGCCACGCGGACCATCGAAACGATCTGGCTCACCGAGGAGGAGATCGACAGCTACGACAGCCGTGACCCTGCGGTACACGCATCGGTGCGGCCATTCTGGGTGATCGCCAACGCCGAGAACGCGCAGGGCGGCCCAGATGTTTCCGGCCGGTTCCTCTTGGCGGCGGACTTTGGTCTGGAGGAAGACAGCCCATCCGGCCTCACGGGTATTGCCCCGCCCGGTGGGGACAAGGAGATCACCCTCTCCGTTGAGGAGTTGCCGGAGCATGCCCATGAGCTTGGCGATGAAGTCATGACGCGATGGGCTCATAGCCGGGTTGCTGGTGGTGGCAATGCAGCCTTGGAGAACTCCCCGTTTCCGCTTGTTCCCAACATAGATGACGATACTCACAAGAATAACGTCATTGGTGGAGAAACGGATCCCGTTGGAGGTGGAAAGCCTCACTCCAACATGCCGCCTTACTTCGTTGTGATCGTAGCCTACCGGACCGGCCGGATGTCCTAAAGGGGAGATCCAAGAGAATGGCATGCGACAAGCGCACCGACCAACCTACCTTAGCCAACCTGATGGATACCCGCTCTCCGGCGGGATCCTTGGGCCGCCAGAAGTGGGCATTGGTGGCCAACGCCATCGCGGATATCTCCGGCCGCATGCGTCGACTCGGCGGGTTCCGCCGGTTCGGGTGGCAGGCGGTGGCGAACGACGCCTTCGTTAATCAGGATCTTCACGACAAGCTCGACGAGGCCATCGGCACCGTGCCTGCGGTATGCACGCCTCCGGAGTCGGTCTGGATCGAGACGGTCGGCGCTGCCCCGTCCGGGGCGGTGACCTTGGCGTGGCGGAAGAAGGGCGGAGAGAACAACGAGCCCACCCGTGTCCGCTGGTTCCGGGACGGCGTAGTCATCTTCGACTCCAATGCCTGAAGAGCCCTGCCCACCCGGATATTCGGAATCAGCCGACATCGGATGTTGGTTCTTTCTGAGCAACTCGGTCAACCCGCAGGAGGTGTTGTCGCAGGCGGAACTCGACTGCGCCCATGCCGCTCTCGCCAAGCGCGCTGCGAAGGCCGAGCAGGGGTTTGATGATGCCGTTCCCAAGAAGTACGTCGTCTCGAAGAAGGGTCCGTTCTGGACCCCAACGAATTTCGATTACAACGCATCGACCGCTGGCGGGCTCAGCGCGGGCAGGCTTCAGGACTACAACTGCGATTCCGATCAGCTTGAGGCCGCGTGGCGCGACTCCGGTTACCCAAGGACTTGGACCCAGCTTGGGAATGCATGGATGCTCGGGGTGGAATATTGTCTCTCGGATACTCCGCCGGATCTGCCCAGCGAAGAGGAGCCCCCGGTTGATCCCCCGGATCCGCCGACCGATCCTCCGCCGGATCCCCCTCCGCCGCCCGGTCCGTCGACATGCGACTGGCGCATCCAATGGAAGTCGGTCGTCTCCGCCAAATACGGGGAGGTCATCCCCTTGGAGTACGAGGTCATAGGCACGTTCCCTCCAGAGGTCACGGTGCCGCTGGAAGCCTTCTTCTACTTCGATGGCAGGCTCGGAGTCAGGAGCAGCCCAACCCGCACCGGCATCGTCGCGATTGATACGGCCAACAAGCGGGTGGACGTCCAGTTCTTCGACATCGCGCAGCACGAGATTTCAATCGAGGCGAGGCAGGAGGGATGCGACACGCCAACCAAGGTGGCGACCCTCATCCTGCGCGCCAATGAGGACATCCCTCCGATCTACCAGTGCAAGGAGATCCTCGGCCGGGACTCGATCACGGTCTGCACCGAGGCCGACTACAAGGTGGAGCTGACGATCTGCGACGTGGCCATCACCTCCCCGGTTCTGCATGTGGTCCCGCCTCCGCCGAGGCTCCAGATGCCGATCATCACGAAGCATCCGGAGTCGGTGACCAAGGTGCCGGGCGACTTCATCCAGCTCTACGTCGTCGCCAAATACGCCACGAACTACCAGTGGCAGAAGCGGATCAGCAACGTCTGGACCGACATCGCGGGCGAGACCGGGACCAATTACACGGTGGAGAACGTCACCCCGGAAATCCGTGGAGACTACCGGGTCAAGGTCTGGAACTCGGCGGGGACGATCTATTCGAACACGGCCATCGTAAGCTTTGATTGCGAGGACTGGAACCCGGTGCTGATCCTGACGGGGACCGAATGGTACAGGACTCAGGACGGAATCGGGGAGCGGATCGTGGTCGGTCCGGACACGGTGATCCAAGGCAATGCTGGCATCGACACTGGTTCCGAGACGGTCTACTGGCGCGTCGACGAGGACATCATCCCGGAGGGTGCGGGCACCGGCTTCGGGATCACCTACTCCCGCACCGGGATGGACCTGACGATCACGATCACGGATGCGAATTACCACACCGTGGGGCTGGAGGTTATCTCGGCGGCATGCGAGGTGACCAAGCGGACAGAGGCAACCTATTATGGTTCTCGCATCACTGACTTCGGGTTCACAGAAAACCCAGCCTACGTCACCATCCCCAAGGAGGTCGCCGATTACGCTGATCCATCGGTGTTCATTACGGTCACGAACCGTTCCACTTACTCGGCTAGTGCTCTGGGCTTTACGTCGGCCTTTGTTGGTTTCCTTGCCACCGGGATGATCCTGTCGGTTACCCCGCAGTTCTCCACCCTTGGGCCGGGGGCATCCGGCCAGATCAAGATCACCCTCTCCTTCGCCGGTCAGTCCGCGATGAAGGCGGGCGGGTTGATCCCGACCGAGAACTGGTGGGCGCACTGGCAGGACGTTCCGAGCATCGGGGCATTCGGGAACGCCTCCGGGGATTTCCACATCCTCATCAGCTTCTCGCCCGGACCGCCGGTCGTTATCTCCAATCTCCGGTGGGGTCACAGCAAGAGCACCTCGCTTACCGAGGCCGCGATCAACGCCCTGCCGTTCAGCAAGACGCAGGAGACGATCAACGCGGACCTCCCATTTGCTGCGCAGGGAGACTCAGGTAACTACGTCTATGTCGCGATCACATCCTCTCAGGTTCCTCGTTCTGGCAACGGCATTGCTATCGTTGATTCTGATCAATCGTTCATTGAAGCGGGTTCCTCGGAAGGGTTTACGGAACTCACCGGGGCCGATGGCTGGAACTTCATGAGGGTCGGGAACTGGATGGTTTTCCGGTCGTTGTACGACCTGAACAACCCCGGCACGCTCCGGATCACTGCATGAGGGATGACCTCACGATCATCACGGCACCGATTGGGCCGACGTCCGATCTGGATTCGTACCCGACCCACCTCGCCATCTGGGGCAAGGGCGGGTATCGGACGGTAGGTACGCTGGCTGGCCGGGACGCCATCCCCTCGCTTCGCAGGGAGGCGGGGATGGTGGTCTGGGTGGTCGAGAATGAAACCCGCTACCGCTTAGAGGATGACCTGACGACGTGGGTCGAGGACATCGTCGCTCCCTCACCGCAGGCCGGGGATATCTACGAGGAGACCATCTCCTTCGTCCCGTTCGACGCGAACTACAAGCGGGCTCAGGTGCCCCGGCCGTTCACGGGCCACGCCGCCTCCACGGTCGACATCTGGTGCGACAACAACAAGGTGGCGGTGGGACTCGTCAAAGATCCGGACGGGTACTTCTACGCTTATATCGGGGCGCACCTGAGCCCCACCATAGCCAGAGCCGTGCTGATTCTTTCGAGAGGATAATCCATGCCCGCCCAAGACTTCCGAAGCCTGACCAATTTTGATCTGGAGAGGAACCGGATCATCAACGCCGGGTTCGAGCTTTTCACCAGTGGCCTGCCGCCAGCGCCGTTCAAGGGGCAGTTCGGATTCTCCGAGGTCTCTGGCCAGTCGCCGGACCATGCCGGGGTTTATGTCACGACCGCTCCGGCCGGGTGGATGTGGTTCGCCCGCATCGGTGGGGCAGAAACGATCACGGGGTTCTGGACCTTCAACACGTCGTCCGGCTCTCCGTTCTCGGTTAACAACAACACGACCAAGGTCACGGGCCTCAACGCGGATCTTCTCGATGGCTTCAACTCCGAGCGGGACACCTTCGGGGCGGACTCGGTGGCGGTGCGGTACACGGCGGGCAGGCTCCTCGTGGGCACCCCGGTCGCCGCCAATGACGCGGTCACAAAGGCATATGCGGACAACCTGAGTTCCGGCAACCGGCCGATTGGGGCGGTCAAGTGCGCCACGACTTCTGCGGTGGTTGGCTCCTACTCCTCGGCCACCGACTCGATCACTTCGTCCGGGAATGGGGCCATCGCCAACTTTGCCTCGGTGTTCGACAGCCTGACCTTGGTCCTCAACGACCGGGTTCTGTGCAAGGACCAGACGAGCCAGTTCGCCAATGGCGTCTACTACGTCTCGGACGTCGGGTCGGCTGGCACGCCATTCGTCCTGAAGCGCACGCTCGATGCGGACGAGCCAGCAGAGGTGACCACCGGGGCCACGGTCACGGTGGGCCTTGGCACGATCAATAAGGGGCGGAAGTACCGCCAGAGCCAGCCGATTGCGAACATCGACACGGACCCGGAAGTCTGGGTTCTGGATTCGGTCACGGACCTCATTGCCGGTCCCGGCATCGTGATCGACGGGACGAAGATTTCCTTCGTCGACTCCACCGGGTATGGCCGGTCCAGCCTCTTCGTCTCCAAGGACACGGCGACCGTTCCCAATACGATTGTCGAGCAGCTCACGTTCGTCGCGAACAAGGTTCTCCGCAGCGACGCCACGAAGCCCTACTGGGGTGACTTCCCGACGGTGGTCCTGCCGACTCTGGAGCACAAGAGTTCCTCCTCCGCGCTGACGATTCTTCCCGCTGGTCCTCAAACGCAGGGGGCATCTCCACTCCTGTGGACGTACACGATTGACGCGAATGCCTTGGTGTCGTTCGGCACGCCACCGGCCAACACGGTCAACATCAGTGCTCCGACGGCCGGGTCCGGCAACACGTCGTTGCGGAGCAATGCGACCCTGCAACTGGATGTCGGCATCGCCCCGAGCTGGACCTCCGTTCATGTTTTCGGAGCTGGTCTGTCCACGCTGGCGACAGAGAAGGCATCCCCCGGCTTCTTCGCGACCTACGAGGATGATCCGTCTGGCTCTGCGCAGCCTTTGCGGTGGACCGCGCTGGCGTCCGTCAGGACTTCTCTGAAGGTTCCCAACCCGGCGATCCCAGCCAACCTCGTGGGCATCGCCGCCAAGGCGGTTGGATCGACAGCGCAGGGCACCGCTTATATCGCCCACGATGCCACCTTGGAGATTGACCAGACGATCAGTCCGCTCTGGAAGGGGCTGCACACTTGGTTCAATTCCTCGCCTTCCGCCCACGCCATTGCCACCAAGACCAACGAGTCAGGGACGGCGAGGTTCGCGATCACGGCCGGGGGCGAACTGTGGTGGGGTGATGGTGGTGGCGCGATGGACGCGAAGCTGTCCCGTGGCGTTGCCGGGGAACTGATTCAGGATGCGTCAGCGTCGACGGCGATGCTTTCGATCTACGGGCTCAAGCTGGCTGCCCCGACGTTCAACTTCCCGACTGTCCCATTCACCCATGTCGCGGTGTGGACGAGTAGTCCGGCCACCACGCGGGTTCAGCTCCAGTCGATTACCAACGCGAGCTTCCTGACTGGCATCGGCGGGGTTCCGACTGGCCGCCAGATCACGATCAGCGCCGGTGGGTATCTTAGCCTCACTGCGGTATCACCGACTCAGGATCTCTCTTCGAATCCGTCGTGGACGATTTCCCTCGCGGCGGACATCGCGCCCACTTGGACCCAGAAGCATACCTTCCAGCCTGCCACCGCGATTCCTTCCATTGCGGTCAGGGTCCAGCCCTTGGGTACTGCCATCGGGGCGGCGACCCGGTTCCTCGGGGTGGCCGCAGACGCGGCGACCAATGCCCAGAATGTGGTTCAGGTCTTGGCTTCGGATCTCACGACCTACCTGAACCTGAGTACCTACGCCCTGAAGGCGACGACGCTGACCCTGACCGGGGCTGGGCTTGTGACGACATTGGCGGCTCCGGTGGGGACGGATCTCAGCGTCAACCGGGCTTGGACGATCACCGTTCCGGCCAGCCACCCGCATTCCTACTCGGATGTCGGCGGCATTATTCCGCCTGCGCTTCTTGGGCGGACAACCACCGCCACTGGGGCAGCGGAGCTGATCGCGGCCAGCGCGGCGACCCTGTCTCTCACCAGCCAGACGCTTGCGGTGGTTTCGGCCCCGAAGTGGACAACGGCGCGCAGCTTTACTTGGACCGGAGACGCCACGGGTTCGATGGCGAGCGTTGATGGGAGTGGGGATTACACGACTCCCCTGACCGTGGCTTGGGCGAACAGTTACCCGACGCTCGATACGAAGTATGTGCCCCTGACCCGGACGCTGACCATTGTCGGTGCCGGGATTGCAACAGCCGTGGCGGCACCAGCCGGGTCCGACCTCAGCGTCAACCGGACTTGGACGATCACGGTGCCAGCGACGGACCTATCCGGTGCCGCGCCGATAACCCGGACGATCACACACTCGTCCGGAGGTACGGCTCATTTGACGATCACCGCTGCGCCTGCCGGGGCTGACCTGACGGTGAACCGGACGTGGACGCACACGGTCATCGCCGCGCCGAAGTTGACTGGGTCCACGGTGACTGATGGGTTCACTCTACCGACCGCGCTCCAGTTCTTCGTATTCCAGAATACGACGGCATCGGTCAATTTTCCTACGTCCTTCGGTGGCGGTGTCCGCTTTGAGCGAGGGGCAACGACGTCGTCTTACGGTTCCTTCCAGCTTTGGTCACAGTTGATTGCTGATCCGGCTAAGGCCGAGCTTTGGTTCAGCAAGTTCGTCGACGTCGGAACGTGGAGCCCGTGGAAGAAGTTCGTGTTCGTCGGCGATACCACGAGCGGGTTCGTACCGGAGACCCGCACCCTGACGATGACGGGGACGGCACCGAATATCACGGTGACGAACAGCGGGACGGCGATGCCGCTCTCGGCGAGTCAGGCGTGGACCTTCACGGTGAACTCCGCGCCGAAGTGGGCGGCGGCGATGACGCTGACTGCCACGACGGAGTTGTCCGGGGTAGCGACATTCGATGGCAGTGCGGCGGCGAACTTCCCGCTGACCATCGACCGGGCGATCAATGCGACGTGGACCGGGTTCCATACGTTCAACGCCGGGATCACGATCAAGGCGGCGACCACGACCCTGAGCACGACGTCTCAGGTGATGATCACCGATCTCGATGCGAGTGCCACTCCGAGAGATGTGAGGCAGGTGACGGTGCAGGCGCTTCGCGGTCAGATGGGTCAGCCCACGCTGGCTGCCGGGGCCATCGGATATGGCGACGGATCGAACCTTCTCACCGGCGCGGCCAATGAGCTTGGGTGGGACGCGGCGAACAACCGGATGTTCTTGGCCACATCGACGATGGCGGCGGCTGTAGCCGGGTACGTTGAGCACGATGGCTTGCGTCCCTACTTTACGAACACCACTCCTACCCGGCGCGGTATTGCCTTCCTCGACGACATCGACTTCACCAACGATGCCAGTGCATCGGAGGCTACACGTCTCCGGTTTAATTCTCCATCGACTGGCAAGTACTGGGCGGAGTCTCAGATTCCGGGTGTCATTGGCACGGGGGATTATTCGTTCGCCATCCGCCTACGCTGGCCAACGGTTCCAGTTGCAGCCAATTCTGGTGTCTGGTGTTTGAGCAACCATGCAGCGGACGGGGCCGCAGCGAACGACATGGGTGGTTACATTGCGTTAACGAACCCTACCAGTCTCATTCTTTTCGCACGGGATTCTGGTGCTGGCTTCATTCTCTCCACGGCGATCCCGATGACGAAGTGGTTTGGTCGCGTCATCGACATCGTGGTGACCCGGACCGCTGGGGTGGAGAATTGCTACATCAACGGCGAGCAGCAGACTTATACCCGAAGCTCTCAGGTGGCAAATTCCCTGACGGGAAACCCGCTCAAGATTCGCATCGGCAGCATGCACACGGGCGTGCTTCCGTTTCCAGAGTCGATCTATCGTGCCCGGTTCTACAACCGTTCTCTTTCGCTGGATGAGGTCATCGAACTCGCCCGTTCTGGTGTCAGGATGTCGGATCGTTGGGGAACTACTTCGCCATCGGTGGCCGGGTGCATCATCGACATTGACCTTGGGGCGGCCTACCAGAGCGGATCGAGTATCTTCTCGCCGGATACGTCCCTCCGGTACAACGCCACGGTTTACGGCACCTACGATAAGCTTCCGGGTCATTTCCACGATTCTCCCAGTATTGCCGGTCAGGCTGCGGCAGTTCCGTATTTCGGCTCGAATGGCCGGATGATTGCCGATGCGACTAAGCTGTCATACGACGGCACGACATTCTCGGTATTCGGTCAGGCATACATTCAGGCTGCCGCCGCTATCGGTGTAACCGTACCGACCACTCCGGTGGCTTGGCTTGAACTCGCTGCGGGGTCAACGACCCGCGCTCCGTTGCGCCTCGGGGTTGGCACCTTCACTAGCGCATTGACCTCTGGGTCAATCGAGAACAATGGGGTCAGGCCATGGTACACTACTTCGACGCCCACGCGCCGGGGTTTGGCCTTTGTTGATGAACTCAACTTCAGCAACGATCCGTCGTCTGAGCGGGCTGGGGCTGTTGTCTTCGGGCCGAATGACAATGTCACTTCCCGGCTGTGGGACGGGACTACAAATACTCAGGTAATCGGCACCGGGCCATGCACGCTCTACGCCCGGATCATGGTACCGGAGGTACAGCGTGGACCGGGTTACGACTGTATCGCTTTTGTCGGTCCAACCACGACAAATTTTCTCGGCAACTCGATGTCGATGGCTCTCCACTCCAATGGAAATCTCTATTGCTTTGTATCCATCAACAGCACGGATCACGTCAGGTTAATCCTCGCCAACCTCATATCCAACTATGGCGGAAAAGTCGTTGACCTTATTTTTACCCGAGATGGCACGACGAGCCCCGGAAGCCTATATGTTGACGGCGTTCTTCAGAATATCACGCCAAGCACGGGCGGGGCTGGCAACCCGTGGAACCTTAGCCTCAACTCGGTTTACTTCATTGTAGGGCAGGGATCATCGGGTCAGGGATCAGTGCCCAGAATCTACCGGGCTGCGCTGTTCAATCGGTATCTTTCGGCTGCCGATGCCCGCGCTTTGACGCTTTACGGAACCCACTCTTCGGACATGTGGGGAAGTCAGATTGCGGCCTATACTAGCAATTTCACGGCTGGGGCGGACTCTTGGGTTCCAAACAGTAATATGACGGTCGTCGGGAATATCGACACCGGGGTGGACGGGGCGGGTGTTCCCCCTTCAGATGATTGGCTTAGGTCCAACAACTCCATCATTCGAACGCACTCACCCTATAGGGCCTCTGTCCCCGGCCTGATTGGCGGTCCTACATACAGGGCGAAGGCGTCTTGCTTTGTTCCGGTTGGAAGCGTCATGACCCACGCATTTTTCTCTGGATTGCTTCCGGCTGGCGCGAAATCTTCAACGGCTTTAGTTGCCGGTGCAGAGACAATCATTGAAAACGAATTCGTTCCGACCACTACTTTGTTGAGTGCATACGGAAATACGTCGTCCTCCATAACGCCCGGAAACATTGCCGCCGGTTCATCGTTGTACCTGAAAAACATCATTCTTACCCGCCTTGGCGCTCTGGTTGACTTAGACTTAGCCATCGGCTGCGGTTCTGCCATCCCCGACCTATCGGGTCGGTACCACGGGGCGATTAACGGAACGACGTGGTATCACCTGATCCCGACTTGCCCTATAGGTTTGCCATCCGGTGGCGGGGAAGTTTCCTACGGTCTGCGTCGGTTCGTCCAGAAGGGCGTCGCCCTTACTGCCGCCACGATCATCACCCACAACCTCGGGACCAAGTACGTGGAGGTTCAGTGCTGGCAGGATGACATCGCGATCCCAGCCAAGATCGAGCTGGGCGTCACCGTGGAATCCGACAACACGATCAAGATCTGGCCGACCATCATTCCCGTCGGGGCCAAGGCCACCGTGATTGTCGTGGGATGATTTGACATGGCGAGTCACAACATCTTTTCGGACACGAGTCTCGGCGGGGTCTTGAGCTTCCTCACGGCCCCGGCGGCGGTGTTCCCTGAGGCCCTCCTCGGGTACAGTTCCTCGCTGGCTGTGGGTGGGGTGCCTGCGTCCAACCTTCAGGTATTCCTCGGGATCTCCGGCACGGCTGGCAAGCTGGCCCTCTTTGGTGCCAGCAGTTCTCTCGGCGATTCCGTGGTGACGCAGACTGGCACCGGAGCGCCGTCCATGCTGACGACGGCGGGCAGCTTCACGGTCTCGGAGTTTCTCCTTTTCCCGAAGCGCACGGCTCCCGGTGGCGATCCATCGAAGCTGTACCTGATGATGACGGAGACGAACACTGTCGTCTTCCTCACCCCGCCATCGGACTTCTCCGCCGGGAAGAATTACTACCCCAAGCTCTCGGCCGCTGGGCTGAGCTGGACCGAAGGCGTGCCGGATGGTGGGGGAACCCCAACCGGGGTAGGTGGCTCCGGCACGGCGGACTACGTCGCCAAGTGGACTGCGGGAACGACCCTTGGGAATTCCCTCATCACATGCAGCACGAACTCCACGACGGTCCTCTCGACGTTTTCGATCCGGCCATCCGGCGCTGATGTCTTCGCGGTTGCGGCCACGGCATGGCAGATCCTCGCTGCGGTCATGCCGGACTACGGGGCGACTCCGCCATCGGCGGCCAGCCGCGCCCTCTTCTGGGATGAGAACACGGCGATCAAACGGGCGGATGCCCAGAGGACAAGGGCTTGGCTTCAGGTGTTTTCTCAGACCGAGGTGCAGAACCTTCTGACGGGATACCTTCCCCTCACCGGGGGGCAGCTCTCCGGTCGGCTTTTGATCAGTGCCGGGGATCCCACCTTCGCCCAGAAGACTTCGACCGGGAGTTCAATCGGGTACTGGACCGGGGGGACTTCGTGGCTCCTGTACGTCGGGGACCAGTCGTACACCTACGATCACGCGGCCTTGGAGTACAGTTTCACGGACGGGACTTTCCGGGTCTATCAGTACAATTCGTCGCTCAATCCGCCATGGCAGGGCCTTGCTGTGGCCACGCAGCAGTGGGTCACCGCCGGGTTCAGCCCTCTCGGCCACATCCACACGACGCGCCCGGAGATCCTGAATGCCGCGCTGGGCTCCGGCACGGCGAACGACACCACGGTTCTGTACGGTGACCGGACGTGGAAGCCAGCTCCAACGGGGGGCGGTGGCGGGGTGACATCGGTCACGGTTACTGGGAGCACGCCACTGTTCTCAACCGGCAATCCGATCACGAGTTCAGGGACGATCACGATTGGGTTCGTTGCACAGTCGGCCCACGCATTCCTCAGCGGTCCTGTTTCCGGGGGTTCCACATCCCCGACCTTCCGTGCCATCGACATCAGCGACATCACGGATGCCGCCCTCGGCAGCGGGGCTTTCAGCGGTGCGGTGCTCGGGCTGGTCGGGGGTTCCCGGCAATGGGTTGCTCAATCGTCTGGTGGCGGCGTGAGCGGTTCCGGGGCGGCGAGCACGGTGCCCTACTTCACCAGTTCCAGTAACCCCGGCAATCTTGCCCAGACCGCAATCAAGTATTACCCCGGCCCAAGTCCCGCGCAGAAGGTGGACATCGAGTGCTCCCTTGGAGTCAGCGGGGCAACGACCTTCACGTCGCCATATATTCAGATGACGGCGCTCACGGATAGCACTCCGGCGAAGATGCTCGGGAAGATTTCCGATGGGTCATTGATCGGGGTGCTGGCGGTCCCGCTTCTGCGGTTCTCCGGGGTTGGCACGGATGACAGCCTTTATGCCGTGCAGGGGAACACCGGGATCTGGACCAAGTTCTCGCCGGGAGGTGGAGGGATTTCCCACGCGAACAGCAGCGACAACAAATACTACTCCAGCCGCAACGGCGCATGGAATCCACTCGTCGATCCAGCGTTGATGAATCAGGACAAGCCCTACGTCCTCGTGAAGCTCTCCGATAATACCGTTGTCCTGCGCGAACTCACCGGCACGGGAACCCTTGCCGTGGAATAACCATGCCACGAATCCGCGACAGGCAGGGAGGTTGGGTGACGGTTTCAGCAGCCGGTGTCGTGTCGAGCGAGCGGTCGAAGGTCACGGTGCCGAATGCCAGCGCCACCGCGCCGGTCCACGGCGTGTCTCGTGGGGTTCTCTGGCTTGAGTGCGACATCGAATTCTTCGGGCTCACCCACATTGAGCCGGGTTCAGGTTACGTGACGGCGGCTCTGACTAACTTCAACCCGGCAACCCCGCAGGGAAGGTACGATTATGCGTACAGCCCAACAGTCGACCAGTGGGTTATCTGGGGGCCAGTCATACCAAGTATCGAATTCATGACGACTCAGTACGTTGCCGTTTTCAACCTTCAGGGAACTCAGGTTGCGTCCATAGATTTCGTCGGGGGTGCGGCAGGGACGATAGACTCAACCGGAATCACCTACACGATACGGGACATCAATAGGAATCCGATCCGCCCGAACAAAGATGAGAGAATCCGCGTGCAGATTTACAACCTGATCCCACCACCATGAAATTCAATACCTTCTCCGCAAAGTCCGGGCTCGATGGACTTGTCGTCGCTCGCATCCTCATCGGGAGCGAGCACATCGAATTCATCGACCAGCCGTTCCTGCTTAGCCAGCCAGCAACGCCAACCACCGATGCTCCAGAGGCTCAGTTCCTGTCGTCCTCCGGCTTCCTCATGGCGGACCTTTACGACTCTTGGAACATCAAGGTGGCCGTGCCGATTGAGTCGGACGTTCCCGGCAAGATCGGAACCGAGACCGTGCTGGAGACCGTGCCGGAGATCGACTGGTCCAGTGGCGAGCCGAAGGTGACCACACCTCCGGGGCCAACCATCGAGATCACCGTCGGTCAGGCGATCCTCGCCCTTTCCGCCCTCGCGGATATGGTCCGCGCCGGAACACTGCCCGTCCCTCCCACGCCTCCTCCGGAAGAATTCCCGTGAGATGGGCTGTCCTCATCATCGCCGCGCTGTTCGTCGGCTGCGTCTACGTGGGAAGCCACGGAACTTACGCGCCGAACAAGACCACGATGCAGACTGGGACCAATAAGCTTACGGACATCGACTTGCGTGTGCCCCAGTGATCTGGCTTTGATTTCCGAGGAACCATGAAGACCAAAGACCTCCTCGAACTTAACGGAGCCCACATCATGCTGATCAAGCACAAGGGGCTCAACCGCACCGCCGCCTACCGCGCCCACAAGAACTCCGCGATCCTGCAAGCCCGCACCGAGGAGCAGCGCAACGCCTTCATGGCGGTGGTCGAGAAGGAGAAGGCCGCCCAGAACGGCAACGGGGAGATGCCCCAAGAGGATCACGTCAAGCTCCAGAACGAGATCTGGAAGACGGTTCAGGAAGAGGAAACCGAAGTCCCAGCCCTGCGGAAACTCCCGGCCGCCGGGCTTCCGTGGGAGGAATTGGAGCCCGAGGTGTCGGCCATCCTGATCAAGCATGATCTGGTCGACGGCGAGGTCTCCGAGGAAAGTGCCTGATGGTTATCACCCGCGATTACTCTGCGGCCAGTAAGCTGGTTATCAACGTCCGTCAGCTAGGAGCGGCGGGCGATGGCGTCACCAACGACCGCG